AAAAAAAAAAAATATAAAAAGCACAAGAGAAAAAAAAAAAAAAAAAAAAAAAAAAAAAAAAACAAACATAATCACAACAGAAAAAAAAAAAGACCGCCTCTCCAATTAAGGAAAGACGGTCTTTGAATTAGCTCATAAAATTATGAGGTTTAAACGCTCGAGCCCAAGTATCAAAATCACCTATTACAGGGTGAGGAAGATCTAGTTGACGGCTCATACTTAGTACAGGGCTATGGTAAGCGGCAAGTACTATTTGCTCGGCAATAATCTGCCGCATTTGGTTTAAGTGGTTAGCTGTAGTGTTAACAGCATCATGAGTAGTGAAGGTAGTTATATTGTGCTTATTTGCATAACGATACCAATTAACAAGTATAGAAGAGTCTACACTGTGAACGGTATTAGCGATAAGAGGAAGATGATAAGCTTCTCCCTCTACTGCTTTGCTTGAGCTAAATAAGGCACCATCAGGAAGAGTAATGTCTGCATGAAGAGGAGCAGTACAAACATAACCTATGTTACGGCCGGTTAGACTGCATATCCATTGGGGATGGGTTATCTCTCTAGCTGTAAGGATTTCTCCTGCTGCTCTACCCCATTCTAAATGACGCATATGCCCTGGGATGAGTTCTTCTTTTGCCTCTAGATACGGCGCGTGTAACTCTTCGGGTATACGTTTAATAGCTTGGGAACTACCATAGTAGTCGGGCATAATGACTTTTTTCTTAAGCTCATCTCGAGTTAAGTTTAAAGCCACAGTCTTACGAACAGAAGGAGGCAGCTTATTTAAAGCAGCTTCATACAGTTTAGTGTAAGAATCTGATACTGGTTCCAGTAACTGAGCTTCTACTGTCTTAGCTTCTGTTGTAAGCCCTACCATCGCCATAGTTTTAGTACAGCGATACATAGCACTTTTAATAATAAGTGCTGAAGTAGCCATATCTAAGGGTAGCAGTACATTAGATTTACCCATGGATTTGTAGTCCTGTAGCACCATAAGTGCGTTTATTAACTGACGTCGATCTCTATCTAGTAAATCTAACTTAAGTAGAGAAGCAGGGTGTTTTGATAATAAATGCCCTAAAATAATCTTATCCGAAGTGGATAGTTTATCTTCGAATACATTAGCAATACTGACGTACACCCAAGCTAAGTCGGTTAATTCCGGAAGTACTACTTTACTCATTACCCTCGTAGTTATGGATTGATCAGGAGGAATTACAAAGTTCATAAACCAGTCTTCCATATATAGGTTAGTAAACTCTTGGGAAGTGTAAATCTTTTCAATAAATGGAATCATATAATTACCTGGTTAAGTGTTCGAGTTCGAATTCCGTAAGGTTTCCTTCGTATTTAATAGACCGAAGAGAAAGACGTATAGCTGGGTCAGTAGCCATATTGTAGAACCTCCCTCTAGAGTCCTGTGTGGTTGGAAATTGGATAGTAGTATCTAGTGCATGCATTTGTTCGGCTACCTCTACAAAGCGCTCATAAGCGGTTCTAGCATCCTCTTGCTCCTGTTCGGAGATAGGAAGGCCAGTGTCTGTAATAGAAGGTACGAAGTAAGGCATAAAGTCGACAATAGCCATATCTACCCAATACTGTTGTTGGCTAATAAGAGAAACAATTTCTCTATCTTGCTGGTTTAATGGGGTTTTACGTTTGGTACTTTTACCACTAAAAGCTACTCCGGGGATAAGGCCAAAACCCTTAGGTCCTAGCTCTCCAACTACTCCACCTAATTGAGGCAAAGCAGACCCGAACTTAGAGTCTAGTTCTTGACGTAACTCTCCTTTTACTTTAATAGTAGGAACCAGAACAGGAGCTCCCATAGCCGTAACATAATATGTAAATATTCTTGCCGGCCGAAGAGCGTATACCATATCTGCATACAACTGCATATTTTCCTCATAGTCTTCGGATAGTGCCTGACAGTCGGCATCGAGTTTCGATACCAAGGTTACCATAGGTAAAGTGGCTTTATCTGAAGTGCTAAGAATATAGAATATACGTTGAGCAATATCGTTTACTAAAGCTACCTGTGTTTTGTCCCCAGGTACCTCCCCATTATTCCAAGATTGGATTAAGTAACATACGTCGGTAAAAAGATCTTTATAGCTAGGATCTTCCATATTAGGTTTATGCCAACGTTTTTGCCAGGTTGTGTAGGCGGTAGAGGTACTAACTCTGTAGTTAACCTCTTCCATTATGTCTATAAATAACGGCCGCATTATACAGTCTCCGCCAAATCTTTTTGTACAGACGTTGCTCCAAGAATATCTAAGCTTCCTTGAATAGATTTACTTTTATCTTGCTCCTCACGGGTAGCGGCTTCTGCTAGTTGCTCGGGATCTGCTTTGTTTAGATCTTGAAGCATTAAGTCTAAAGCAGTAGGTTCTGCTTTTTGTTTAGCTTTAATCTCTTGAGCTGTAAGGTTAGTGTGAAAGCGTATTTCAGCTCCAGAGGAGAGGGCAGTAAGGTAAGCTTTTAGTACTGTATCTTGTTGAGGAACAGACATGCCTGAGTAAGTTAAGTCAGTCTGTAAAACGAAAGAATCGCTTACTTCTACTTTAGTTCCGTTAATCTCTACAATAAGAGAGCCTGTTAAACGAATTGATTTAGGTTGTTTCTTAGTTGTTGCGTATGAGTTAGTCATAATAATTCCTTATTTAAAGTTGTTAGCCGATACTCTAATTCTGGCGAGGCCCAGAATTAGAAGAAGGCGCACTAGATGTGAGCTCTTATTTAAACCTAACACTCGCTCCCTTTACTACGCTCCAACCTTTGGAAAAGACCAAAGGTTGTCCCTTGTAAAGCTCACTCTTATTAGGTTTAAATGTACCGCTCATTGAGTAAAGTTTAGTACTACAGATAAATGTGTGATAAATTAAGGCATGTTTGTTAACCTCCTTTGAGAAGTAGTATGGATAAAGAAATAATAATTGCATTGATAAGCACAGTAGGTGCTGTATCCATTGCGTATATTACGAATGTATTAGCGAAATTCTATACTAAGAATAAAGACCCTAAACATATAGTAGAAAAACTAACTGAAGCTGAAGTAAGCTATGCAAAGCATTTAGCTCCTCTAGGGCAAGGATTAGCCATTATAGAGAGACAAGCTAAGGATCCTGATTCCGGTATAGATAGGGCTATAATGTTTGAGGGTCACGATGATGGAGGACCTCCTAATCCAAAAACACCCTACTATGTAGATGTTATTTATCCTCAAGTAATGCCGGATCCTACCGATAAGTATTTAACCGAAGCTGATTTAAGAAAAAAGTATTCGAATTTACAAGTAGACAGTTATTATGTGAATATGCTCTCTGAGTTAATCACTACTAAAGATACGATACTTATTCCTAGTGAAATGGAGAATTGTTTATTAAAGGAAATTTATATATCTGAAAAAGTAACTTGGTCTTTAGTTTCATATCTGGGGTTACATGGAGAAAGTATTATATTTATGTCTCAATCTACTCATGGAGAGTTACCAACTTCTGAACAGATTCTTAATGCCCGATTAGCGGCTAACCACTTAAGGAGCATAATGCGATGATTCCCCAGTATATATTTGAATTTTTAATGCGCTGGGAAGGTGGAAGTAAAATAACTAACCACGCTTCTGATACTGGCGGTTTAACAAAGTATGGTATAAGCCAAAAGCATAATCCAGATGTCGATGTAGCTGCTCTCACAGAAGAAGATGCTAAACAAGTATACTTCTTAAGATACTGGTTCCCATCTAAATGTCCCCTACTAGAAAACTATATGCAATTAGTACAATTCAATTGTGCTGTTAACTGCGGAGTAAGTACCGCTAATAAAATATTACAAAGGGTACTCGGTGTAACTCCTGACGGAGTAATAGGTCCGATAACATTCAAAGCACTTAAAAACTATTCTGGAGGAGCTGAGTTATTTGTATGTAAATACTTAACATTTCAGGTCCTCTTTTATCTTAAGATTATTCTACGCAACAGATCCCAAGAAATTTGGATCAAAGGTTGGTTGAGAAGATCTTTCAGTGCCTGCTGGGTAACAGCAGTAAATTCGTTTAACTACAAGGTATAACCCTATGAAATTACTAATACTATTGCTCTCATTGAGCATACTAACGGGCTGTAGTACTTTACAGTCCCTAGCTTCCGGAGGTTCTTCTAAAACGGTAGCTATTGATGCTTTAGGTAACCCCGTAGTAGATAGATTTGGCCGTACTAAATATAACACTACTACCACTTCGAAATCTGCGGAGATAATGATGGCTGCTCAACAAGCTGTAGCTAATTTACCTGTCCCTACTACTGCTTCTAATACTTCTTGCGGTGGACTAAATTTTAGTCAAATAACACAGCTAGCACCAAGTGCTCAATCGGAGATTATGAAATGTTTTGCTGAAGCTGAACGTAATCGTCCTCTTGAAATTATGGGGCAAGCTTTAGCTAACGCTACTAAGCCATACGTAAGTGAAGCACATGCTATCTTCGCTGAAGCCCGTAGAGCTTCTGATGGAGTACAGAATGCTGCTCTAGGTAAATGGAATGCTGTTACTAGCTTTGGATTTAAAGCTGTCGTAGCCCATGAAGCAGGAGCTACTGTACGTACCGGCTATGAGACTCAACGTGATGTTGGGATTGCAGCAGCAGAGACAGGTAACACTACTAATGTAGGGGATATAACTGTCTCTAGTAGCCAGCATGCTTCTGCAGACGGCAATACAGGTGGAGCTGGCGGTTCAGCAGGTGAAGGCTCTGGTGGGGCAGGTGGAGATGGTACAGGCACTTCTACTAATACTCGCTCAGGCTTAGATCAAACTATTATTAATATAGGCGGAAACACCAATGCAGGCATGGCTACGGATGATGCTATGGTTCAATCAGGTACTTCTTTTAGTCAACAGTTAGAGCCTAGTGCTAACGGAAGTGTTGTAAATCAATCTAAGCTTAATGGATCTGATACTGTAGATGAGCTTACCGGGGACAAAGAAGTTAGTGATAACGATGGCGGTCAGAGTTTATTCTAATGTATGAATACAAAGCCAATGTAATAGAGGTCTATGATGGGGATACAGTTACTCTTGATATAGACCTTGGGTGTCATGTATGGATACGTAGAGAAAAGTGTCGTTTATTTGGTATCAATACCCCAGAAGTAAGAGGCCCAAAGCGCCCTAAGGGCTTAATAGCTAGGGACGCTCTTAGGGCTGAGATTTTAGGCAAAGATATAACGATATGTACTCATAAAGATAAGTCAGGTAAGTATGGTCGCCTCTTAGTGGATATCTATTTAGAAGAACAACACATTAATAAGTGGCTTGTAGATAATAACTTTGCAGAGGAGAGAACATACTAATGAAATATCAAGATGTAAGGCAATCTATTGAGACAGGAGATGTCTTCTTAGTAGAAGGACGTAGTATCATCAGTAAGATCATAAGAGCCTTTACAGGAGAATCTTATAGCCATGTAGGGTTACTTATATGGATTGGGGATACCCTATGGGTAGCCGAATACAAAGAGTTTATAGGTTTTCGCTTTGTACCTGCTTCTCTTTGGATAGAAGATGTTCATACTGCAGGTGCTAGAGCCTGGCTAGGTAGAGCACCCGCTGTTGTTACTATGGATCCTCCCACGGTATATAAAACAGCCCTCAAATGGAGAGGAGGGAGATATGGGTATTTAAGCTTAGGTAAGATATGGATATCCCAATTATTTAACCTAAACTTAACCACCCGAAGATTAGTATGCTCTACTTTTGTACAAAAATGCTGGGAGTCTGTGGGTATTAAATTCTTTAAGACTGCAGATCCCGGAGATATAGCAACAACTTCAGGAAGTTTAACTCTAATACACAAGGACTAACCGTATGCTCGATACCACTTACTTTGAGTTCTGCGAGTCAGATACTCAAAAAGAAATATTAGCTGCAGTACTTCAAGAAGGTTCTAGTAGTAAAGCTGCTAAAGCTTTAAGGAAGAATAAAAGTAACATAAATAGAGCAATAGCTCGTATTAAAAGGAATGCCTCTAAACGTGGGTACGCTCCAGAATTTGATTTAGTACATCCAGTAGCTAAAAGCCAACTACTCAAAGGAACCTCTACGTTATACGGTGAAGAGGGAGAGAAGAGACTTCAATGGGTTAAAACCAGTCCTCAAGTAGAACTGGCCGAAGACCTTCTAAGAGTATTAGAAGATTACGAGTATAAACCAGCCCCTAAGACTAAATTATCCCGAGGGCATCAAGAATCTGATTTATGTTCCCTGTATACAATTACAGATTTTCATTTAGGTATGTACGCTTGGGCGGGAGAAACTGGTGAAGATTGGGATACTGAGATAGCTCAAGAAGTAATGGTAAATGCTATTACTGATATGATAGCGAGTGCTCCTAATTCTGAGCTTGGTATATTAAATATTCAAGGTGACTTCCTTCATTGGGACGGGCTAGATGCTGTCACACCGATGAATAAGCATGTGCTAGATGCGGATACTAGGTTTAGTAAAATGATTGAGTTAGCGATCGATTTAGTAGCCTGGGCTGCAATAGCTTTAAGTGAAAAGCATAAGAAGGTAAAAGTAATCATCTGTGAGGGTAATCACGATCTAGCAGGATCTGCCTGGCTTAGGAAATGTATTCTTAAGATTATGGCAAGTAACCCACGTATTGAAGTTGATGATACTAATTTTCCTTATTATGCTCATTTACATGGTACAACTCTTTTAGGTTTCCACCATGGACATAAGAAAGCGAACAAAAGCTTACCCTCATTATTTGCTAGTGAACCTCGTTATAGAGGTATGTGGGGCAAAGCTAAGTACTGCTATATCCATTCTGGTCATTATCACAAACGTGAATCTGATGAAGACAATGGTGCAGTAGTAGAAAGACACCCAACCCTAGCAGCGAGAGATGCTTATGCTGCTAGAGGAGGATATGTTTCTAACAGTGGCGCCTGTGTTATTACTTATAGTAAGACGGCCGGGGAAGTAATTAGGCATTGGGTACTACCTAGATATGTTACTTAGGATAAGCCGTTCCCGGAAGTGAGATTAAAGCTCCACTAATATGTAATCAACTAGGATCTCGTCACCTCTATCCAAGTTAGACTATTTATTGCTGCTAGGGCAATAAGGGCTCTGAATGCAAATATATTAAACTGCCAGAGAGTAAAAGTAATAATGAGTCCGGATAGAAAAAATATTAAAGTAATATAAAAAATAACAGGCTGTGGAATATTTGATGGATTATCCAGCATTTGTAGTTGTTGATTTAAATTTCTAAATTTAATTTTCATTTATCTCTCCTCTAATTGTAAAAAAATTATTTTTGTCTGCGCTCACTCGCTCACCTCATGTTTGGCTTTGGTTTCTTTGGCTTCGCGTATTTGTCTGTTGATTCGCAAAACTTCTGCGATGCAGGCTAATCCACCCATAGATAAGTTAGCGTTATTTTCTGTTTCTTTAAGTTCTTCTTTAAGTTTCGCTATAACTTCGTCTATTTCGCTCATTTCATCACCTTGATTAGGGCTATCTTTTGTTCGTTACTCATACTCACCCCACTATTTTGATTGTTTAAAAGCCAAGAAGCCTAGACGCACTAACGTCCAGCCCTTTACATATTTTTATAATTGCGCTTAATCGCGGCTCTCTGTTTTCGTTCTCATATTGAGATATAACCGTAAACGGCAAGCCACAAGTTATGGCCGCTTCATCTTGCGTCAATCCAAGTTTGCGGCGTTCGTGCTTGAGATTTGCGGCAAAATTTTCTGAATGGCAAGCGGCGTACTTATCAAATAAGTGATTTGTTTCATCGCCCACCTCGCTCTTAGCCTTGATTGCTTTTGCTTGCTCTAATGCAAACCCCAACGCAAAACTTGCCCCCTTGTGTTGGTTATATTTTGCGCGAAACTTAGACATCTTTAATCTTTTTTCTTCGCCTACATAATTGCTTATCTCACCCTCAAGAATCGCAATCACTTCGTCTAGTGCTGGGTTGGTGGGTTCAGCTTTTTGAACGGCTACATCTGATAGTATTGCTGTTAATTCATCAAAATCTATCCAGCTCATCTCTTGCCTCCTGTCGATGGGTCAGCACAACACTCTGGCTGTAAGTAAATAATTTCAGGGTCTTTTGTTTCGCTCATTTCATCTGCTATTTTTTGTTCGTTACTCATACTCGCTCCGTTTTTCATTATTCATAGGTGTCTTATTTACTAACTCCAATGACTCATACCCAAAGGATTGTGTTTCTGTGGGAACAACCTCTAGATGCCCGCCCCAAGTCATCCCAACAACTTTGTATTCATCGCCGTGACTGTCTTTAACCAGCGTTCCAATACAGCAACTCTGTATAAATTCTTCCTTAGTCATACTCGCTCCGTTCAAAATTCATGCAAAATTGCTTATGTTCGAGTTTCATCACTTAACGCTAGAGTTATGTATCAATTCAGTGATACGTTCTAGCGTTAAGTGTGCGGTTTAAACCTTACCGTTCTACTCCTTCTCTAGATTGAGTGTATCCGTCTATAACGACATATAAGGTATAAACCTTATCATCCATCACACACATGGTTTTCTCGCTAACAGCCTTACAGTACCTCGTGTGAGAGTATCCATTTACTGCTAGCAAGGTAAGTATTACAGCTGTAGCTATAAGGATTCCTACTAGTTGTACAGGGATTCCTTTAGATGCTGTTCTGCGTGGTTTACGTTTGGTTTTTGGTTTCGTTGTAGTGGTAGTCATAATTACACCTTCTTAGTCGCATTCCATTCGTTTAAATCCTCTAAATGACTTAACATCTGGTCTGTTAAATATCTTTTAGGACGTTTACTTCCTCTGTTTCGATACTTAGGGAAGCTTCTGAAGCCTTTAGGATTCAGCAGTACATAGGCCATATAGCGTTCTACATAGCTCTTCACGTTAATTCCGTTAACTACTCCGCTTGGTGCATTTCTCTTATGTTTACTCATAGTAATCTCCTAGTGAATGTCATCTGTGGTTACGCCTTTGAGTTTAGCTACTCTTCGGCTTTCTTTAATTTGTTGATATGTACGTACTGTAGGCAGTATTTCCATAGTATGTTCAGCATGTGAAGCTCGCTTAAGTGATCGATAAACAGGCACAAGATCCTCTAAGTGATCACTATTGATATAAAAGTTTTTAACTTTCTCACAGCCTTCAAAAGCTTTATAAAAGTCATGCTGTTGTTCGTCAAAAGTCATTAGATACTCTCCGGGTCTACGATAGTCATCTCTGCTTCTACTAAATCTTGAGAGAATATATCATTGTTATGGAATAGGTATTTTATAGCTATCTTACTCTGCTCTTCAGGAGAGCAAGCAAAAAAGTTGTCATATTCCTCTTGAGGTACAGCTACAAAAGTAGAAAATTCTACCTTCTGGAAAGCCTTAACCTCTACATTTACTTTGGGTAGCTTTGTCATAGTATTATTTTATGGTTAGGTTGAGTTCATCCCCTTCATAATAGTTATGCTCAGGTATCCATAGAAGTAGCTCAGTATCAAATCGCTGATGAAACTCTAGTTCAGTATTAGCAATAATCTTCCAAGGAAGAGGAATGTTGTTAGTGATACACATATCGATCGAACCCTGTATGGCTCTCTGCTCTGCGATATCAGTTACATTAATAACTTCAGCACAAGCATCGAATTGAATATGGTGCAGATCATGGAACAGCCAGATAACATGCTCATACTCAGTATTTACAGTAAAGTTTTCTTTACGTGCAGTTTCTGCCTCGAGTAAGGCATTCATACACAATATAAAGCTGTCTGATCGGGTAGTTTTATACTCCTCGTCCGATTCAACGTTATCTAGTTCATCTCGAACTAATTTAGCCATCCATCCTTCTCCGTGATAGATATCTACTTCATCGTAGAAATCTTTTAAGTATTCTGTAGCCACATCATTAAAGACATAAGCTGCTTGGCCACTGCTGCCAAAGGGAGTAGAGTCTTCAGTATAGGTTAATTGTATTTCTTCGTACTTCATGGTTGGTTCCTCGTAGTTACTACATTGGGTAAACTGTCTAACATTCTCATGTAATTTTCCTAGTCAAATTGTATGTTTTCTTTAAGTCTAAGTTAATATTCATTTGAGTTCCTTGTTAAGTAATTGTGGGTTAATTTCGTTAAAAGATTTAACGGTAGTTGCATGGTTCATCCAACGTTCTGGAGTTATACGGGTTAGCCAGTCTTGGATACTAGGTATCGTGCCGGCACAGTCTTCCATTACATGCTGTTCTCCTATGTACCTGGTAGGTACTGCTTTACCGTCTGAGTTGATAATTACGGGACCGAACTTCTCCTCACACCAAAATATTCCTTCAGCATGATGTCGCATAGCTCTATGCCTGAAGTCACAAAAGGTTGACTTAGTTTCGTCAAACCAATTGTGAATTTCTATATAGTCTTCAGGTTTTCCCCCCCATTTACGAGCAGTTGATTCTGCATGAAAGTAAGTACTAGTCATAGTTCACCGTTTCGTTTAAATCAGGGTTATTAAGATTCCATGTAACCTCATTGCCATAAACTTCTTCTTCAGAGGTGAAGTAAGCGTTTAAAAATGCTTCCTCCTGGGTTACATAGAATGTAAATCTACCACCTCCTCCAGAATTGTTGTACCAATCAATTTGTACTCTGTCCTGAACATAGTTAGCAATAGAATCGTATAGAGCTGCTTCCAAAGTAGTATCTTCTCTTATTGGAGTTGCGTTACCATTTATTATTTGTACTATAGGAACATTTACAGGCAGTTCTTGGATAGAAGAGGCTTCTCTCATGTAATTTCCTTGTTTATCATAAAAGTCTAAACTATCAAAAGATCCATCATCTCCAGACCCTGTAAAGCCTAGCTCAAGCTTCTCTACTTTATGTTCTCTTAATATAGGTAGGCATGTAGCAAGTACTTCAGGAAGTAATTCTTTTCTCATAGCTACTACATTATTTCTATTATCAACCTGCGTAGCGTAAACCTCTTTTGAAGCATTTAGTCTTTTACAGATACTATCTGATACGTCTACAGGTACAGAGCGGTTTAGTTTGTATTTCATTTCTGAAATAACTAGTTTATTGTCTTCAGCTTTAATGGTTAAAGATACTCTTTTTCCATCAGCTAAAACTGACATAATTGCATAGTGAGGTTTTAGAGCTGCACTGGCATAGAATCCAGAGCCTATACAGTTTCCTTGATGCATACCTTCTAAAGCTAAACGTACAGAAGACCTAATAACTCTATTATGTACTTCTTTGGGTAAAAGTTTTAAAACTTCAGAGCCATCAAATACTTTGTTGTCTTCTTTAAGGCGTTTTATAGCAGCTTTTTTGGCTAAACTATCATGTACCTCCTTCCATTTACGTATACTCCAAGAGATATCGATATGTTTATTAAATTCAATTGCCATATTGATAGTATCTTTTATCATACCTGAAGTACCTATCATTAAAGATTGAGTCATTAATACGCTCCAGACTCCTAAAGCATGTTGTTGTAGTTTTGGCATGTATACGAGTAAAGCTTGAAAACTATCCCACAGATTCTTTGGTGCAATAGTTTCTAAGTAAGCTAGTGAAGCTTGTTGTGATTTTGGTATTTTGATCATGGTTAAATTCCTGGTTAAGGTTAATGAATATCGTCTGTGGTTACGCCTTTAAGTTTAGCTATTTTTCGACTTTCTTTAATTTGTTTATAAGTACGTACTATAGGTAGTATTTCTCTAGTATGTTCAGCCCGTTGAGCCTCCTTAAGTGATCGAAATACAGGTGTAAGATCTATTAAGTGATCGCTATTGATATAAAAGTTATTAACTTTCTTATACCCTTCAAAAGCTTTATAAAATTCATGCTGTTGTTCATCAAAAGTCATTTAAAATCTCCTTTAGTTAATTAGTATCCCCTTCATAAGAGGTATCTACTTGGCCTAGCTCATCTAAAAGCTCGAGAGCTTCTTGAATAGCTGTACAAGCAACCATGGCATATTCATAATCTTCTCGTGAGAGTTTCTTAGTTGTATGCCGACGACCTATCAGAGTTTCTTCTAGGCCTCCTGCTTTAGTTTCTAACGTAGTGTTTAAGTCCTCTATTTGAGTTCTAATCATTTATTTCTCCTTAACTATAAATTCGCCTTTCTCTAAGAGATCAGCTATTTCTGGGTGGGTTAGTTCTATAGTAGTATGTTTTAATAAAGTGACAGCTCCGTCATTAAGATTAGCTAAATTAGTCACATTCCTTAGGTTTACTTGTATTTCTAAATCTTCTAAATCTACAGCAAACATATAATTTTCATACGAAAAGTCTATTTCTCCCGGCAATCCCCAACTTTCATCCTCAGGCGCTAAAGCTTCTTCCCAGGGCATATTGTCTACTTCCTGAGCTACTACCATTAAGCAGCAAGCAGCAGATTTATTTTTAGGATCTGTCAAAGATCCAGTGTGCTTTGTGTATTTACCTGAACGTAAGGCAGTTATCGTTAGTTCAAGTTTTTCTTTATCTAAATCTGAAGTGTCTATTGTTAATTTCATTGTAAGTTCCTTGGCGTAGATTTAAGTACTTTAGAGAGCTTTTCGAGTAAACTAGTAGAGGCTTCTAGTGAATCTTTTATAGCTTCAAAAGCCTCAGCTCTTTCTGTAGCTGTGAGGGGTAAGTCGGTTTTGGCACTTACTAAATTAATAGGAAGTCCCTCTTCTATTAGTGGAGTTAGATTATTTATCTCATTTCCGAGTAAATATATTATTCCTCTTATTTCATTAGGTTCTAATTCTATATACATAGTCTGTATCTCTTAGTTGGTGAGTGTTTGAGCACAGATTACCCTAACCCGGGAGCATTCCTAGGCTAGGCTAATCGGGCAAGAAGGCTATCTTAGTTGGAGCCGTGTCTTCGCATACGATCTTCGTTGTCCTCACCCCATCCATGGGGCTTTTACTTCTAAGTAACCGATGTCAACGAATCTAGACCCTTACCGGTTACCTAATTTTACGTACATGAACAGTGACAATCCTTGCGACAGATAATGTACAAGCTCTAGGAGCATTGGTAATAGTAAGGTATTTGACTGAGGAAGTCATATGAATTTAAGTTATGGAAGAAGTGGTATGTTATGCGGTTATATCTAGGCTCTTTAGATATTCCTATGGGTTATACCAATAATTACTATAAATCATTAGTCAATTTATAGGAAATTTATATAATGCGGCAACATTTAACAGTCACCTAGGTACCCCAATGATTTTAGAACTTAATACTAGTAACTTAGCAAGTACACTTGAGACTGTTATGAGTCTCATCATTGCATTCTTACCATTAGCTTTAGTATTTACAATGTAAGTTAATCGATTCATACATACCCTTGAGAAGGTAACTCTCCTAAACGTTCGGAATCTTTGATATCTTCTTTGCAGATAACTAGATTATTGTCCTGTTTAAGGTAATCGCTAAGAGGTATATGAGGTGTGTTCCCAAAGTTGAACTTAGAGGTACTTGTACGCTCGACGTACATAAACTTAAAGCCGTCCGATAATCCTTTGCCTTGTACCCAGGCATCTGGATCTTCGTTACCTTGCTCATCTACGTATGTAGAGTCACAATTCCTTTCGTAACCAGTAGCTTGGAGTAAATCTAGCTCTTCATCTATGCTATAGTCTTCTCCGCAGCAACTACAGGTAACTCTCTCTGGAGAGTGTCCAAATCGATTATAGAAAATCACTTTAGCTTCTTCTACTGGGGCTTCTATGTAAATAAACGCGTAAGGTTCTTTACTTCCTCCACCAGAATGCATATCCATAAATCTAGTCCATGTGTTCATTACTTTCTCCCCTCTAGGTTGATAATCCGTTCGTGTAAAATTTCAACTTTTGGTTCAGTAGTTTTATTTGCTCTACTAACAATTTGTTAACTTCTTGTTGTTGGTCGTTTATTTTTATTTGTAGTTTGTCCGTTAAGTTACTCATTAAGCTACCTCTTTTGGTGGTTTTGGTTCATCGTCTGGTTGAATAAAGTTATCAAAGATTATTTTATTCTGCTCAGCATGCTGCTCACTTTCTGCAGGGACATATATTTCGCACCCTGAGTTAGTTACATGACGGGAGAATATACGTGCTGTATTGAAGGGTAAAGTTTGGAAGAACTCATTCATTTCTTCTTTCTCCTTTCTATACCAATTTGTATCTCCATTTTAGAAGCCATTTCAGTGGCTGCTTCGTCGATCTTAGAAGTGATCCTGATGGGTAGTGTTTCATGTGCAATATGTGCCCATATGGCCTCTTTCTTAGCTATTAATTTGTAGGCATATAGTTTAGCTGAGGTGACTAACCATGCGATAAATAGCACTACAATTAAGATGATAGCTGAGTAGAATGTTAGGCTTGAAATGGTAATCATGATGTTTCCTCTATTATTGGGGTCTCTAAAGCTTTAATTAGTAATTCATTAGAATCTTGAAGCTGGGATATTAGCTTTCGCTGTCTATGTATTTGGTCCCATACTTCATTAGAACTTACTATTAGCCGGGGTTGCGATCGAGCAGGCATTCTTGCTTCACTTAGCATAGGTATGTTTGTTACGTCGTAGTGCCCTTCTAGATGGATTGTTATTGTAGTCATAGTTTGTCCCATGATTTAGGTGAGTTATCTGGCATATTCATTTTAGCCAGTAGTTTTAGTATTTCTGTTTTGGCCTCCTGTAAGGTATAGAAGACCATACATCTTATAGAGCCGGGAGTCATAGGATCGATTACATCGTAGTACTCTATATCTTTATAGGTAGGTTTTCTTTCTACCCAGGTACCGTTTTTACGTTCTCTAAAGGTATCCCCGTTGTAGACAGCTTCTATAATAAAGCCTTTATATTTCATAGTTTATTTCCTTGTATTAGTCCTAATTCGATTAGTGTGTTATTTATTTCCCGTGCTATCCCTGATCCAACACATACATGGTTTAAGTGTGCGTAAGGTATATCGTAGTTTGTCCAAATACCTAGGTGATCTTTGTACTGGATACAGATGTTATCAATGATATCTAAGGCATCGCTATTAGGCATGGACTTAAAATAATTCCTAATGTTTGGGAGAGATGCATCGTTACCGTAAGTAATTACACCATTTAGCTTAATGTCTATTACTCTAGCTTCTGTATCGTGGTACATGAAAGGGTTGGTTATGTGCTCCTTGAGAATCTTAGAACAAGTTTCAGCTATTGCTTCATGGTATTGGTTCATGGTTTATTCTCCTGTTAGCTTAATATTATGTCTGAAGCTTCTACAGCAAGATTAAGAGGCCATACTGCTTTACATACGTTAGATGTACGTTGGTCAGTTTCTATCCATACTTCAGTAGGATCTCCATTTTTGTACTCTTCAGGCCAATCTTTTATTAGCTCTTTGAGTTCTTTAATGGTTACTCCGCCAGCGTTTATTAGTGGTGTCATTGTGTTATAGGGCCTTCCAACCTTGTAATTTAAATTGTGTGAGTTCTTCACCTCCTAAGTTGTATATGTGGTTTGTTCCATCTACCAACTTTAGGAATAGGCGAAGTTCATTTGCTCTAGGAGAGAACACTGTGTAATCTACTTCTGCTTCTTTGCCTACAATACTTAAAGATATTTTAGTATCTTCAGGTAATAGACAATCCAAGGGATATGACAGCGTTAAAGGTGCATTTTGTTTAGTTACTGCTCTTAGTATTAGTGATACTTTCATGGTTTATTCCTCAAGGTAATAGGTTTCTGTTGTGCATTCTCTTTTAATACAGATGCTGCATCTTAGTGGTAGGTGCATGGCGCAATCAGGAACATAAAATACAATTGTGCAGTTTTGATTAATGCACTGCTTTGGTTTAGTAATCATTGTGTTATTCCTCTGGGTTATTAAGGTTGGTTTAGATATTACTAAAACGTATATTGGTTTAGGAGAGGTTTCGTGGTTGAGTCTGGGAAGTAGTTAGAAAGTTGAATTAAAACAATTGTTTATTTACAGTTTTGTTTTTTGTTCTCTGTTTATCCAACCCAAACCACCGCAGATCATCGGAGGAAATATAATAAGATTGTTGTGCTACGCTGTCTAATTCCTGCCTACTACACACGATCTCCAGCGAGTTGACCTACCAATAGAGTCTATCTTACGCGTAGCGTATACGGCCTCTGAGGAGCCTGTGTGATACAAGGTCTTTCTATATGTCTATCTAAGGTGTCTGTGTATGGGTGTATGGGAAAAAAAATACCTCCCTACCGGTTAAGGTAGAGAGGCTTGTTAGTATTAACGTAACCAGATGATTACGCCATTCTTACTTACACGATACACTGTATATGTCATGGTGATTTCTCCGTAGAATTGAGAGGTGAGGCCTACTGGTTAGGTAGACCTCGTGGGTGGGATTACTTAACTCTGTCTTTAAGAGTCGTAAGATCAAAGGGAGATGCTACTGCATCTTCTTCACCTAGAGCTTTAGCTTGGTAGCCAACTTTAGCGGCTCTGAGGATATCGGAATCAGTTAAGTTTTCACGCTTAGCTAAGATAGATATCTGATCAGGGCTGATCTCCATGATGGTTTTACAGCGCTCTGTATGGATCCTGTCCTTAAACGAATCCAGTGCTGTAGCTGCCTGTACCTCACGTTCAAACACATTGGTTTGTAGCGAAGTTTGTTGCGCTTGGGCTAATGCCTTACGTAACAGGTCTTTGTGGGTTTGGACGCGAACAGCTTCCGCTCTTTCATCCTTTGCCGCTAGATCTGCTGAATAACGTTGAGCCCAAGACTCTGATGACATTGCCGCTATTTCTAGTAGGTTTGCCGCAGGTTGAACAACAGCGATGATGGCACCGCCAAGTTTATGAACAGGTTTCATGATGCCTGTAGTATTGATTAAAGCCATGGTATTTTCCTATGGTTATGAGGCCTACGATTGCAGGCCTCTGGTGGGTTTATGGCTTAAATGAACGACTGAGCTGAGAAATCAACTTCAGGTTCTTCGGTAGCTTCGATAGCCGCAAGAGTTTGCTGGGCTTCGACCCAGTTAGCTACTTTAGCTTGAAGCACTACACCTGCTTGGATGTGGTACCCTGCTTTGACCATCTTATAGACAGCCGCCATGTTTTCCGCATCGGAATTTGGAAACTTCTGGTAAGCAATACTTACTGGAACATCCGAACCATCTTCAGGATCCGTGGTCACTGCATAAATATGCAGATATGCACAGAAGTCCTCATCAGCTACGACTGGTTTAGTACCTCCGTTACCGTAGATTGCCTGCTCTTCAGGAGACATTTCAGCTGAAGCTTTAGACTCATACGCTGGCATATCAGAAGCTATGACCTTCTTAGTCTTAGCGTTGATTAGCTTAAACGTATACTGCTTGTCAGGTAACTGACCAGAGGTTAGAAATTCCTCGGATAAGCCCTGAGCTACCGCTGCACCAGCACTACCCTCTAAGTTGCTGAGGTTAGTATGTAGTCCTCGAACTACTTGTAATGGTGAGTTAACATCCTTTGCAAAGAACAAACGCGCTAACGTAACGTTAGTGAATGTATGCCCAAGGCCACCTTGACCTTTACCAGTAAATTCATGCTGACAGGCTGCTCGTACTCCGTCAACAGACTCGCCGATCAAAGATTTATCAGAGCTACGCTTAGCTTTAAGGTTAAGGTTAGCTGCTGGACGAGTTTGTGGAAGTGAATTTGAATAATTCATTGTAAAGATTCTCCGTGGGTTCAGCTTACTGGAAGCGATGTTGCTTCAGCTTAACTGTCCAGCTTCTAGCCACGCGTGTACATTAAAAAAACAGCCCACCCCGAAGGGTGAGCTTAATTTCTTGGTTACTTAAATACTCGAGTATCTTTAGGGATCTTACCTAGTATTACTCTGGCGGGATGTAGTACTTTCTGTTGAAGTATTTCGTACTTGTAATAATCTATACCTGAATACTTATATCGGATGCGATTAGATTTGAGTAACTGAAGTAACTCTGTATAGTATCTTTCTGTTACCCCTAGGTGATCCTCCATATTACGGGGGGTTATATCTGAATATATCTAGAGAATTTTCTAGGTGGGCTATTGCCTCATTTATTTCATCGTACTCACTATAATAGTAAGTACAATCTAGGTCGTAAATATCAGATTCGGTTAAGTCGTCCATATTATTTCTCCTCTTGTTTTGCTAAGGTTATTTTAAGTCTTGCTTTAGTAAGGGCCTCAGTTATCCCGGCCTGAAGGGATCTGGATAATTGGACCTGCTCCATGTAGTCCTTGGTTTGTTTAGTCAACTTCTCCATCGAGGCTTTGTACTCTGCCAAGGCTTCTGACTGTTGTTGGTTGAGTTCTTCTAATAATAGTTGAGCTTCCTTCTGCTCTTCGATTATGGCTTCGTATTTACTTATAACTGCTGTCTGCAGATTAAGTGCTAGTTGTTGTAAGTAGTTAGTCATTTTTCATCTCCTCTATGTATTCATAGTAGTCTTCTAGTAACTCTTCTTTGATGCAAGCGATCATTTCTAGTTCATGATCTTCTGGGTATCCATCATTAGAGAGTTCTCTGTATCGCTGAACAAAGTGATCAGCTACGTCTGGTAATGCTAGGTATTGGTCGAATGTCATATTATTTCTCCTGTTGTGGGTTAGAACGGGCATTCATATCTTACTGAATTTTCTACTCCAGCTGCTACTGCTAGAGCCAGGTAGAACTTGAACCAGTCGTCTAATGCTTCATTAGCCTGTTCTCTGGCTTCTTCGTCAGAGAAGCTACAGCACTTGGCTTCGTGGAATGCTTCTGCTCCTTCGCTATAAGCGTTAGATTCTGCATTGATAAGTTGTGCCTCTGTAGGCACGAAGTGGAATGTGAACTCCGTATTGTATGGAGTTCGTAAGTCTGAGCCCTTCTTAAAGATAGGGCTGCTTGTAAGTATAGTCATGTTACTTCTCCGGTTATTTGTTAAGGTTGACTCTTGCGAATGTGAACTGGGTATCTCTACGTATTCTGTAGATGATTATGTTCAATGGTTTATTAACGAAGGCTAATTGTCCTCGTCCTCGTTCCTCCCATTTAGGTGAGGTTACTAGGTATTTAGTCATACCTTGGGTTATAGCCCCGTCTAATAGAATTCTAGGGTAGCTAGTTTCATAGCCTAGTAGATCAGTTTCTTCAAGGGCTGCTGCTATTACTTTCTGATATGCATTCATAGGTTTTCTCTTGGTAGTGGTTGATTTAGTGGTTGGTTTTCTTTTAGTAGTTGTAGTCATGGTAATTCTCCTAGTTTTGGTTTAGTTGTTGTGCATAGAATGCTTCTTCATCTGCTTGGCTGTGGCCATCCTCTTGGATGCCATTGTATTCAGCCCAGAATTGCTCTTCTAGAGCGACTAGCCGTTGATTCTCGCTTAGCTCCAGTTGTGCTTCGTATTCACTATACTTCTCGTAGTCTGATAGACTCAGCATTTCGAGGGTTATAATGTCGTTGTATACCAAGTGGTATAGGTCTTCGCCAGTATAAATGCTCATTATGGTTCCTATTGGTTGATGTTATGTTTAAGGTCAAAGTTACGTAGCTTTAGGGCTACAGTTTTATTGAGGTGAGTTACTCTCTCCTGATGTAGTCTCTTCTCAGCTAGTTGTAGTTTATGTTCGTAGTACGCCTTCTCATTGCTTTGGTTATGCGCTTCAGAAATGATGACGACGATAAGGAACACGATGAATAGTGATAGTAGTAGTATTGTGAATTCCATGATTATTTACCTTTGGTTATTAAGATGGTTAAGTGAAGTAATGCTCCGCATACTGCTATCGTGGTGGTGATGCAGTAAGCTATGAGATCAGCTGTTGATACAGCTGTAGCGTTGAAATCTGTGACCGTACCGATCCAGATGAAGTAGGTAGCTATTGCTACCATGATGATGAATTGTAGTATGCTTGATAACATGGTGGTTCTCCGATAGTGAGAGTGGCTGGATGCCACTCTCTGGTTTGGTTAAAGGTAAAACTCTCCTGCTAGAGGATCTAGTAGGTCGAGCTCGTTCTCATAATGCTCCGCATCTGAGTACTCTTGTGGCAAGAATCTTGCCTGTACTGCTGCCTTAGCAGCCATGAGCTCCGCCTCTACGCGGTCCCACTCAAGTTCCCAAAGGTAGTGCTGAAGCTCTAAGGTTGTATTAAATGTACGCATTGTATTTCTCCTGTTAGTTGTTGTTGTTGTTACTCGTCTTCGTCTTCGTGCCTCCTCAGCATGTGGGCATGCTTGCATCGGAAGTCGTTGAAGACATATGTGCCGTCCCACTTCTCATAGAAGTGGCTATTTACGTACTCCATAATGTCCTGCATCTTCTTGATTTGGATGGCTTGCCATACGACTACGCCAGTAAGTACTACTAAAGCTAAAGTAATGATAATCATGGTGATTCTCCTGTTAGTTAATTGTTATTAGAATGGGCCGTCTTCAGCATCTAAAAGCCATTGGTCTTCTGGCTTTATAGTCCGCTTAATCGGGCGAGTTGTATGTGGTATCTTCTCTACTTCTACTGGCTGAGGATAGAAGATAGAGTCGTGGCATGAGTTGCAGTACTCAGCACCTCGTCCCCATCGTTCCCCAATTAGGTACGTAGATTGTTGGAACCGTGCACCGCAGCGCTTACATGCACAGTTTGTTCTGTCCTCTTTCTCCTGGGAAGCTTTGGCTTTCGCCCGCTCTTCCATGATTCGTCTTCCTTTGTTACGTAAGACCATAATGCGGATCTCCGCATCTTGTTCGATGCGGGTGATCTCGTTGCTGATATCAATGGGCATCCAGTCCCTTTCTACCTCTTTAGCGGGCGCTAATATTAGGTAGATAACGGTGCCAATGAACAGGGATCCTGCTATTAAGATGATGTATGCGAAAATAATCATGGTGATTCTCCTTATAGTTAAGTGCATAGCAGCCGAGCCCTGAGTCAAGAGAGACTCAGTGCTAATCGCCTGCCATGCTGATGGGTTGTGGACTGATGTCCACCGCCTAGCCACACGCGTACCCCTATGGGTCCGGCACCCCACGGGGGGGGGTGGTGAAGAAAAACTTCACTGTGGAACGTAGTAATGAACCCACAGGTAATATGAAAAATCGCTATAAGAAAACCAAAACCAAAAAATATTACAAACTCCAGGCACAAAAAACCCTAAGCAACTATACAGTCACCTAGGGTCTAACGATTCCTATGGTTAAAACTTTTCTTAGGTATTTTATGGAACAACGTGTGTGCTAATGGTCGCCCAAGTGTTAGCAGAGCCCGCAACCAGCGAATCCCCTGTGGAGCTTAGGTTTCTTACTCTAAAACTTATGTAATCAGTAGCCGCTAAATCCAAAACTGCTGAGACTGAAAAGGATTGTGTTGCGGTAGAGCTAGCACGTGCCTGTACTTTTTTGGCTTCTAAACCATTTTTATAAATTAAAATTTGTAGTGAATCCAGGTCAGCATTTACATTAAAAGCGGCCGTAAAATGCACATTAACTCTTTCTGATTTTGTTGCTGTGTATTTATCCGAAGCCCAATTAGAATTACTATCCCATTCTTCTGTCCAACCTGTTACTTGAGTGACACTTGTGGTTGAGAGAGTAAATGTGCTGGTCAAATAAATTGAAACAGAAGAATAATCAGACAACATCATAGCGCCTGCGGCAGTCACGTTCGCAGCGTCTGTAACATCTGCCCCTGCTTCTACCCCTGTTGTAGCACCAACGGTTAACCCTGGCGCAGTACCGGTTATGTTAGTACCAACAAGTGTCGATGGTGTTCCTAAGTTTGGCGTGACCAATGTAGGACTAGTTCCAAAAACTAATGCACCCGAACCAGTTTCATCCGATATAACCCCTGATAATTGTGCCGAAGTAGTTGCCGCAAATTGAGATAGTGGATTAGCAACTAAAGCATCACCCCCGCCAGCTAAGGCTACCCAAGATGATGTGTTATCCCCATCTGCTTGTAATACCTTACCTGCTGTTTCCCCTGTTGATACTATCGCTGTGCCTTCTGGTGGGTTTATTGTTCCCGCCTGGTCTACGTCGAGCGTGGTTCTAGCCGCTGCTGCGGTAGCGTCATCAACTAACGTAGCGCCAAATGTGCTAATAGTTGTTGAAGCTGGCAGTACTAATGTTTTAATGTTAGCGTCAACTTCGCTATCGTCCAGCTTGCCATCTAAATCTGCTTGTAAGCCTGTAGTATCTGCAATAACTAAAGCCCTAGCAGCTGATTGATTACTAGCGTTACCAATGAATACATTGCCCTCATCCAAGTTAGGAGTAGCGTTAGAACGCCCTGCGCCACCCACTTTAATAGTGCCATTACTTGAGTGTACTCGTTCTACAGTACCTATGTTTTGTATCTTAGCAGCCTCTCCGGTAGGGGCGACATTAGTTAATGTTCCCGCAGTTGTAGACACATAAATAGGTTGTCCAACCGCCCAACCAGCGTAATCTGTCTGAATACCTTTAAGAGAACCAAAGGTTACAATTTCTAAATCGTTGTTATCTGAAGCTGTTGTAGCAGCTAAACCAAAGGCTGGCATAGTAGCAGCATCAGCATCCGCTAGGGTTACTTCAGGAGTATTACCAGAGATTCCTGAGATGGCTATAGCCTGTCCCTTAGTAATTGTACCACCTGATCTATTCTTAGCTGTAAATTGAACAGCTCCGTTTAAAGGGCCAATGAAATCAGTAGCAGTGACTGTACCTGTAAAGGTTGCACCAGTGAGCATTGCTGCACCGGCAGCGGTTACATTAGTGGTATCCGTTACATCAGCAAGAGCTTCGATACCATCGAGCTTTGAATGATCCGCGTTTGTAAAGTTTTGATCGGTCTTAACGTACGTTGCGTCAACTACATAGTTTGCGTTGTACGCCTGAACACTAACCCCTATGTCAGCGTCTTTAAGTATAGTTGCATCAGAGGGTTCGTAGGCACTAGGGTCGAAGGCTTTAACGGCTGCGAGGTTAGTGACTTCACTATCCATTAACGCTCCAGCGGCCGTTACGTTAGCTGTATCGGCTGTAAGTTTTGCCGTATTAGCAGTAACCTCCGCTTGAATAGCTGTGTCATTATAAACTGTGTCTGTGTAATTCCCTGGGTGAATATCTGATGCACCTTGGTCTAATGTCCAATCTACTGCGTCTACTCCTGGGTCCCCTTGAATACCCTGAATACCTTGAATCCCCTGTGGTCCAGTGTCCCCCTGTATTCCTTGTATTCCCTGAGGACCTACATCCCCCGTAAGTCCTGTTTCTCCTTGTATCCCTTGAATACCTTGATCGCCTTGGATACCTTGGATTCCTTGAGGTCCCGCTACTCCAGTAGCTCCCGTGTCCCCAGTAGCTCCCGTGTCACCAGTAATGCCTTGAATTCCCTGAGGGCCGGTTGGGCCAGTATCCCCGGTTAATCCTTGTATTCCCTGTATCCCTTGAGGCCCGGTGTCTCCTGTGTCCCCTTTAATTCCTTGCGGGCCCAGATTATTAGCAAAAGTAACTTCGTATGGGGAGGAGGTTAACGTTACTTGCTGTAGGGTACTGGATACAGTTACCTGTATAGCTGCAGGGTTTGTTAGAATAATCTCCATTACTTAACTCCTACTAAGTTGACCCGCGTATTTTTTATTTGTCCACTACCATAGTCCCAAGCTAACTGCAGAATAGTGCCCACTTTCCTAGCGGACAGTGTGGTAGTAGCAGGAATAGTAACTGTTCCGCTTGTTCCTGCCCCATTAAGCGTAGAAGATAAAGCCTCTACTGTATTTAAATTAGCGTCTACAATACTGGCCGTTAAAGTTGCGCCTCCGGTATCATTTGTAATAGTAATAACCGACTGATCTCCAGCTACTACTTCTAAATCTAATAGTGTTGCCATGTTAAATCCTCGTAATTGTGTATATTGCACTTACTATAAATAGTTTGTAAGTAGATAATTTTCTGTTAGTCTTGCAACTTAACCAACAAGGAGAAGTAACTATGAGTAAAAAAGTAGACCCACAATTAATAGAAGACTTAGTATCTTCCTTATCTTACACCTTTAAACGAGTAGGTAAAAGCACTGTTATAGGATGTTGGAGCTTTTTACCTAATGGCTTTCAAGTAGGGTATGGTTCTGCTGCATGTATTGATCCAGCTAATTTCGATCGTAAATTAGGTCGAAAACTAGCTAAAAAGCAATGTATGGAGAAATCACGTACTAAACTCTGGGAGTTAGAAGGCTATAAAGCCTCTACCCTTAAGTAACTAATACTGACGACTACCCGCCTCCCATTCTCGGAGCGAAGCGAGGAGAATAAGGGAGGAAGCGGGTAGGAGGACAGGAGATATATGAGTAAAAATATTCCAGCGCCTATATTTAATGAATTTTCTGCTAAATCAGTGGAGGAGTTATTAGGTATTAAGAAACCATCAAAAAGCCTAGTAGATAAGATAAACCAATTAGCTACTAGCGTAGAATTATCTGAGTCTTATAAAGATAACCTAGTTACCTTTACTTCAGTATTAACTAAAGGCGCTTTTACTCCTGCTCAATATGTATCGGCTGTGCAATATGTAAGTTATAGACTTATGGGCCAGACTATACAAGATGCTTGGAGAAAGACATTCCCAGAAAGGTACCAGACTTTATTAAGTAAGGGTACGCCGGCCAAAGATATCTCTTCGCATGCTTCTGCGTATAATAAGACTAAGTTAGTTAATTTAATTACTGAGCAGTCCTTAATACCCAGTTACATAATAAATAACCATTACTTTCAAGAAGCTTTGGATGTACAGGTATCGATTATGAGAGATCACACCCAATCAGGTAAAGTTAGATCAGATGCCGCAGCTAAAGTTAAAGAGTACACTGTTATGCCAGATGCCATTATAACCAACAAGGAAGAGGTATCTTCTAAAGGTATGGATATTATTGCTGAATTGGCTAAGAGTGTTACAGCCTTAGCCGAAGGTAAACGAACTTCTATTATCGAGGGTAGAGCGACCGCTCAAGAAATAGCTAGGAAACCGGTGTACCAAATTGAAGATGCGGAGCTTATAAGTGAGTAGTACTCCAAGAAGTAGTAAAGCTACAGATACACCTACAGTAGATGAATTTCTTAATTCCGTTGATTACTCTGAAGATCCAGATTATGTGCCTTCAGCTTTTGCTGTAAAGTTTGTAGATTTTATACAGATGGTCACTGACGGCAAAGGGGAGTCCAGTCCTACCCCTACTTTCCACATGAAAATGTTAGATAAAGTGGCTACTAAGGCGCCGCGTATAGCTAGTCTGGCTGCTCGAGGTACTTCAAAGACTTCATTATTAGCTGAGTACTTAATATTCTACATAGCTGTATTTGGTAAATTAGATGGTTTCGGAGCAGTAGATGTATTGTTCTACGTTAGTGATACTATGGATAATGGGGTTAAGAACCTTAAGTCTAATATGGAGTCCCGGTACAATAACTCAGAGTTTCTACAGAAGTATTTAGTAGAAAGTAAGTTTAACCAGAACGAAATGGCATTTACTAATGCTATGGGGCGTAAGACATATATACGTATGTTCGGTGCAGCTACCGGTATCCGTGGATTCAAAGCGTTTGGTAAACGGCCCCAGTTAGCTTTATTTGACGATCTACTATCTGATAAAAATGCCAAAAGTGATGGCATTATCGAAGATATCGAAGCTATGATCTACAAAGGAGCTAACCACGCACTAGATCCTACCCATAAGAAAATTATATTCAGTGGTACTCCGTTTAACCAAGGGGACCCTTTGTATAAAGCAGTTGAATCTGCAGCTTGGGCATCTAACGTATATCCTATTGCGGAACAGTGGCCGTGCACTAAAGAAGAATACAGAGGCTGTTGGCCGGAACGCTTTAGTTATGAGTTCTTAGTCGATGAGTGGATGCTCGCTGTAGAAGATGGCCAACAACAAGCTTTCATGCAGGAACTTATGCTAAGGATTACTAACCCAGACGATCGATTAGTTCAAGATGACGAGATACTCTACTATAATCGAGAAACTCTACTTAAACAGAAACATCTGTACAATTTCTATATTACTACTGATTTCTCTACGAGTGCCGCAAGAGCAGCTGACTTTAGTGCTATTTCTGTATGGGCTATAAATAGTAAGAATCATTGGTTCTGGGTAGATGGAGTATTAAAACGCCAAACCATGGATAATAATCTAGAAGACTTATTTAAGTTGGCTCACCGGTATGACCCATTAAGTGTGGGTGTCGAGATTAACGGACAACAAGGTGGATTTATTCCTTGGATTCGTAAAGAGCAGATGTCTAGGAATATATGGTTCGATATTGCGAAGAGTACAAGTGCCAGCGGAACTACCAGAGTAGGAATACTTAGCCCCACCAATAAGAACAAATTAGATAGGTTTAACCTAGTATTGCCCCAGTTTAAAAAGGGTAAAATATGGTTACCTGAGGAATTAAAAGAAGATCCACGTATACAAGAAGCTGTAAAAGAGTTAAAAGGTGTAACAACTCGTGGTATAGTTTCGCGGAATGATGACTGGCTGGATTCTTTATCTCAATTAGGTATGATGGAAATATGGACTCCGTCTACATACTTAGGGGATGGTAGCATTCCTGTAAGAGAAGGGGATAAGCCAGACGATTTCTGGCATAAGTTTAAAGAGCCAGAAGTTAATAAAAAATCTAGTTACTTTGTGTAAGAGGCTACATGGCAGATAAAATGGAGAATGGAAGTACATCAGTACTTCAAATAATGTCGAACCTCACTTTTGGTGAGCTGGCGCAGTATTCTGTTGGTGGCGCTGCAGAAGGAGCTATTAACGAAAAAGATTACCCTAGAGTTATGGCAGCCGTTAACCGGGGAGTAAACCAAATTCAACAGGACTTATCACTTAACGAGAATGCCGTTAGGCTTAAACTTATTGAGGGTATTCTAACGTACCCTATTCATAGTAAGTACAGTTTAGTAACTGGTACCGAAACTCATAAGTTTGTAGATGACTCGGTATATGCTCCGTTTGAAGATGATATTTTACGTATACAGATAGTTTACGATAAAGAGGGAAGAGAGCTCCCTATCAATAATAGGAATAGAGTAGATAGTATCTTTGTTCCGCAACATAACGTAATTCAGCACCCATTCGTACAGGATGGCGATATACTGGGGGTGGTCTACACTAGATTTACTCGGCCGGCCCAAGTAACTACAGCTGAAGAAGCCAGTACAACTTATTTGGCTATTCCTGATTACACGCTTAATGCTCTATACGCTTATGTGGCGAGTATAATGAGTGCGGGAATAACTACCCAACAAGAAATATCGGATACACAGGTCTGGCGCCAAGAGTATGAAAGGCTAATAGCTAAAATGAAGAATACTCCCGCAATTCCGGAAAACGATACCGTAAATACAAAATTAACAGACAAAGGCTTTATTTAGGCCAGGAGCAGTACATGCAAACTCCATTAGATGGCCTAAGTGCCAACCAACTAGTAGAACAGTATATTGGAACAGCTTACGAGAATGTAAAACTTGTGGCGGAGAATACAGAAAACGTCAATGCTACAGCCGCAAACGCATCTAATATTAATACTCTAGCAACGAAAGTTGCAGATATTGAGGCCGTAGCAGATATCTCTGCGAGTGTAACGACAGTAGCGGGAATTTCAAATGAAGTAGTTGCGCTAAGCGGTGCAGCTTCTAGTATTAGTGCTATAGCCTCTATAACTGATGCAGTTGTAGCAGTAGCAGCTAATAACGACGACTTATCTGCTTATCAAGATTTAATAAATAATTTTACGAGTCTTCATATTCCACTAAATTCAGATATTTTAACTACTGATTACACAGGTATTGATTCTTTATACACAGACGGGGGGACTACTCTTAATGATGGTCTAGGTACTCATTGGATTGCTACTGGAGTGACTACTATTGGTAAAGCCAGTACTGCTGAAGGGTGGAGAGATGCTGTATTTGATTTAGTAGGTAATGAGTATAAGCGTAAAGAACCTTTTGCTATTATTTTATTAGGTTCTGGGCAATCGAATATGCAGGGATCCAGTGAAGTACCTAATGGTATACGTGCTGCTACAGGTACATCAGAACTAATTGAACCCGGTGTTTTTACTTGGGATTATAATAATAAAGTATTTGAAGTACCAGTTTGGGGAAGTACCCCATTAACAGGAGATGGGTCTAATAATGCAGCTATATCTTGTGCCAACGAACTTAAACGTCAAACTGGACGGGATGTTTATGTCTTAATAAATGCAAGTGGTGGTAAATCTATAGGAAAATGGGTAGATACAGGCATTACTTCTGAGTTTTGGGCAAATGAGGGTAGTGGGGGTACTGCTTTTTCTGTATTAAGTCAGATAGAACAAAGTGGTGTTGAACGAATAGACTTAACTCTATGGCTACAAGGAGAACAAGATAAAAATCAATCTGTGGATGGCTATAACACTGCTTCTCTTTACCTAGCGGGGTTAAATACTTTGCTAAACCAATTTCGCGCCTTACCTGAAACAAAAGGAAATTGGCAGTTTATTACGGGAGGAATAGGGGAATGGTATGGGCATACCGGTCCCGATAGAAATGATGTATTACTAACTCTATCGAATAATACAGATGTTGATACATCAAATATCTCAACAAGTGGAACTACGTATTCTCCAGACGAAGGCGTTGCCTCTAGCCATTTTAGTTACGCAAGTTTAGAGCTTATAGGTAAACGTTTCGCTCACAAATATCTAAATAAGACGACAGGAGATGTAAGTACTTTAGCTAATAGTAATAATTTATTGGGGTATGTTCTTCCCCACTCTGCTACCTTAAGTAGCGGGGGTACTGAAAATATTGATGCAAGTAATATTAAAGGAGGTGGGTATGTTAACCTCAGTAACAATACATCGGTAAATCTACCTGAACCTTTCCGGTATGATGGAGCTACTCTTATCTTCAATGTACTCACGGTATCCGTTAATTCCCCTATATTAATAAACCTTCCTGATGGTGGAACGGTATACATGGAAGGAGAAGTCAGTTTAGGTAGCAGCATTAACTTGTATTGCGAAGGTCTTTGGGAATTTATAGCTGTATCTAATAAATTATATCTTAAAAGTAGACCAAAAATAATTAAAACTCCCGGGGCTTTGGCTATACAAGATACACAACGTGATTTAGATTTTAATCAAGTTAATGGCTCAACCTGGAGATGTGATGGTGGCGTAGTCGGTTTACCTCTTGCAGATACCATAACTGGAGCTGAAATTACAGTAATCGCGTATGCTGCAACTAATACAGGCAGTTCAGTAGTAATGACTGGGGGAGCTACAAATAAATTCATAGGGCCAAACGGCTTTTTAGATGATATACCTTTAGCCACTGCAGGAAAATTTGTAGTTCTGAGGGCTATGAATACTCGCTGGGCTGTGATTACTACGAATGTTGCTCTTTAAAAAAGGTAATCTATGAAAGATCATAAAAGTAAGGCCTTACAACCTAAGTGGAAAAATGCTCCTTCTCCTGAAGACCTACGTAAAGATCTGAAGGAAGCACAGAGTTCCCACAGTAAACAGTGTGGATTAATCGATAAGTGGTTAGATAATTTAACCACTTCTGGTTCTGCAGCTGTAGAAAGCGGAGTAGGTCGATCGAGCATAGTACCTAAGCTTATACGTAAGCATGCGGAATGGAGATATGCCAGCTTAAGTGAGCCTTTGCATACCGCAGCAACTTTATTTACAGCTAAACCAGTTACAGCCGGAGACGGGCCCATTGCTGAACAAGACGGTACGGTACTTCAGCATCAATTTGAAAATGAGATTGATAAAGTAGCCCTTATAGACGAAGCCGTACGTACAGTAGTCGATGAAGGTACGGTTGTTTACCGTGTAGGCTGGGAACTAGAAACTGAAAAGCGTACCGTAGAAGTTCCGGTTGTTAAGGATGGCTATATCATTGGGGTTACAGAACGTGAAGAAGAATTCACTACTGTATCCCGGCCGACAGTAGAGATCGTTCCTTTTAAGTCTTTCTTACTGGATCCTAATGCACGAGGTAAAATTAAAGATGCACAGTTTGGTATCTTTAAGTTTCCCACTAATATTTCTAAGCTAAAAGCCCAAGGGTATGAAAATCTAGAGGCTATAAACGTAGAATCAATATCTCAAGATGATTCAGATCTTCCTACAGACTACCGTAAGACTACTGAATTCCAGTTTGCAGATAATGCACGTAAAGAGTTTATGGCTTATGAGTACTGGGGTTTCTGGGACATTAATGATGACCAAGTTCTGGTTCCTATTGTTGCTACTTTTGTAGGCAACGTTATGGTTCGCCTGGTAGAGAATCCTTTTCCAGACAAAGCTCTTCCTTTTGTCGTTACCCAATATCTTCCGGTACGTGGAGAGAACTTCGGTGAACCGGATGGTGTACTTTTAGAGGACAACCAATTAATTATGGGAGCTCTTACCCGGGGTATGATCGATACGGTAGGTCGCTCGGCTAACGGCCAAATAGGGCACATGGAATCGGCACTTGATGAGCCTAATAAGTTAAAATTTAGTAGAGGAGAAGATTATACTTTCCGACAGGGAGTAGATCCTCGAATGGCTTTCTTTCACCACACATACCCAGAACTATCACGTTCTGGTTTTGAGCTTTTGCAAATGCAAGCTGGTGAAGCAGAAAGTATGACTGGAGTTAAAACTTACGGTGAAGGAGTTAGTGGGGCGGCTCTAGGTGATGTAGCTGCCGGCGTTAAAGGAGCTCTTAGTGCTGCAGCTAAACGCGAATCCGGAATACTTAGACGTATCGCTAGTGGCTTAACTGACGTAGCTAAAAAAGTTATGAGTATGAATGAAGTATTCTTAGAGCCTGAGATGGTCGAAAGAATTACAGGTAAACCTTATGTACAGCCTCAACCTGGATTACGAACTACAGATGTACGCGTTAAGATTCGTACAGCTGAAGAAGATAGTCAACTAGCCGCAGATCTAGCTTTCGTTAGTCAAACTACTGAAGATCCTGGTTTACGTCAGTTATTAACCAGTAAGGTAGCAGAGCTTAAAAATATGCCTGAAGTAGCTGAGCTCATTAAAAGTTATAAGCCAGAACCTGATCCTGCTCAACAAGAAATGCAAATGTTGCAAATGGAACTACTTAAAGCACAAATTGCTAACGAGCAAGGTAAAGCACACAATAACCAAAGCAGTGGTATGTTGGATATGGCTAAAGCTCAGACAGAGACTGTTAAAGCCCAAACTGAAATGGCTAAGGCTCAGAATCTTGCTGCAGATACCGATCTTAAGAAGTTAGAGTTCGTGGAAGAAGAGACCGGTACTAATCATGAACGTGCCAGAGATTTGCTTAAAGTACAAGCAGAGGGTAATATCCACTATAAGGCCTTTGAAAAAAGAATCGAGGACGTTGAATAAATGGCTAACTTACAGCCCCTTAGGGACGAACTAACTAGGTATCAAGCTGATGTACATCTAGCTAAGCGACTAAAGGATATTAAACTAAATCCTGCTTGGGCAGATGTTATTGATAAGGGTTTCACTGAAGCCTTAACTAAAGAAGTGGTTAATAAACTAGCCACAGCTACTCCAGAGGAGAGGCAACAACATTTAACTACCTTAACCGGTATATCTGTATTCAGGGACTACTTAGAGAACATAGTTACTAAAGGAGAGCTGGCTGAACAAGGAGTCAGAGAAACCCAGGATGCAATAATTTTACTACAACAGGATAACTAACATGGCTGATGAAGCACAAGAAATTGACTACGAGGGTATGGATGATGCAGAATTTAATAAACTACCTATCCCAGGTATGCCGCAGGAAGAAGAAAGGGAAGAACCGACCTCCGAAGAAGAAGTAGAGACTCCCGAGGAAGAAATAGAAGAGGTTGAGGATTCTGAAGAAGAATCCGAAGATGAACCTCAAGAAGAAACAGAAGATGAAGAAGAGGAGACTACTGAAGATTCAGTAGAGGAAGAAGATTCAGATCCAGTTACTACTCTTCTTAAAACTCCCCTAAAAATGGGAGATACAGAAATTACTGTTAATTCTGTTGAAGAACTAGTAACATTGGCTCAACGAGGTCTTGGAGCTAATAAACGAATACAGGAATTAGCTCCACAACTTAAGATTATAAGCATGCTTGAAAAGCATAAGCTTATGAGTCCGGAAAAATTAAACTTTCTGATAGCGTTAGAAAATAAAGATCCTAAAGCTATCAGACAGTTAGTAGCGTCAAGCGGTGTAGATGCGTTTGATGTAGATGTAAGCGATGCAGAAGAGGGGAGTTACACTCCTCCTGATTTCTCGGTTACTGATGAAGAGTATGCTGTTGAACAAGCTTTCTCCGATATTAGTACTTTACCGAGTTATGAGGATACGTTAAAAACTATGTCTAGTTTTGATAACTCCGCTAAAGCTGAACTTAGGAGTAACCCGCAATTGATTAGGCAGATGGCGGCTCAACATGAAAATGGTGAGTACAAACAGATCAAAGATATTATTGCCAAAGAAAGAGTAATGGGGAACCTCCCAGGTTTAAGTGATTTTGCAGCGTATAAGCACGTTTGGAATACAGTTCAGGAATACTCAGCACGTACGGGTGGCAACCCAGAAGCGGGACACAAGAATTTGACTAACGGCCAGAGCAGTAGGGAAAACCTAGTGGGTAGCGAGGGCACTCGTGAAGCAGGACACAATACTTCCTCTGGCAAGCAAATAGGCAACGCTCAGAGTGCAGCGCGTAAAGCGGCTGAGTCTACAAATAAGAATAGAGGAAGCCAAAAGGCTGAATTTATTAATTTTGATGATCTAAGCGATGAAGAGTTTTTAAAACTTGAACTGGCTTAGTAATGTCTTTTAGTTAAATTAAAGAGGAATGAACTATGGCTGAAGCTACAGTAAAACAATATAAGGATCCTGCTGGCGGAACCCCGTCCAGTGTAGGGGCCCAACAACGGACCGACTTTTATAAGCGTAAAGCTTTAATTGAAGTCGCAGAGGAACTGTACTTCGGTCAGTTCGCAGATAAAGAACAGATGCCTAAGCATTATGGTAAGAAGATCGTACAAGATCATTATTTGCCTATTTTGCATGACGGCAACTTCACAGACCAGGGTATTGATGCTTCTGGTTTAACAGTAAATCAAAAGGTAACAATTCTAATTGTTGCAGGTGCTGCGGTTAAATCCAACGCTTCTGATAATCGTGAGAATTCAAGCTTTGGTACTCATTACGCCGTCGGTGAAGGTGTAGATGCAGCAGCAGCTCTTGCAGCCGCTAAGTTAGATGCAGAAGATATTTTCGATAGTTTAGGCGTACTAACTACTGACTATGATACAAGTAAGACAGCTCTAGAAGCCCTTACCCCAGCATGGACTATCGTAGAACGTGCGTCCGTAAACGCTACTGGTAACCTTTGGGGTTCTAGTCGTGATATCGGTAATGTTACTGCAAAGATGCCTACTCTCAGTGAGAATGGTGGTCGAGTTAATCGTGTGGGTAACACTCGTGTATCTATCGAGTCTACACTAAGCGAAATGGGTATCTTCGAAGAGTACACAGCAGCGTCATATGATTTTGACTCTGATGCAGACTTGGAGATGCATAACCATCGTGAGTTGCTACGAGCAGCGGCTGAGATCTCAGAAGATCGATTGCAGATTGACTTGCTGAACTCTGCTGGTCTGGTACGTTTCGGTGGAGCAGCTACTGCTACTAACGAACTTACTGGTGTAGCAGCAGATACAGTATCCGTAGCCACATTCGATGACTTCATGCGAATGGATATCGATTTGACTAACAACAAGGCGCCTAAGAAGATTAAGGCGATCCTAGGTTCTACTAAGAACGATACTAAGACTGTTGATGCAGCTCGAGTATTGATTGTAGGCTCTGAGATGATCCCTACGTTGAAGTCTATGACTGATACTTTTGGTAACCCTGCTTTCATCCACGTACGCGAGTATGCAGATGCTAGTAAGCCTATGAACGGTGAGATTGGCGCTATTGATGCTTTCCGCATTATCGTATCTCCTCGTATGATGTACTGGGCGGGTGCAGGTGCTGCTGAAGGTACTAACGCTGGTTATCGCGTAACAGATGGTAAGTACGATGTATACCCAATGCTCGCTATGAGTATGGGTGCTTTCGCAGAGGTATCTTTCCACTCAGGTATTGGTGGTAAGACTGGTTCTAAGTGGGTAGTAATGCACCAGAAGCCAGGTCTAGACACAATGAGTCATGATGATCCTTACGGTAAAAAAGGTCGTCGTTCTATTCAGTGGTACTACGGTAGTTTGATTAGCCGTCCTGAATGGATTGGCTTGTTTAAAGTAGTAGCTAAGATCTAATCTTAGTAAGAAAGGAGGGGGACATTAGTCCCCCTTCTGATTGTAAATATAAATAACCAAGAGGCACTACAATGGCAGAAGTTAAACCAAGAATTCAACAACTTAAAGAACAAGCAAAAGAACTAGGTATTGATCATTCTCCGAATATCGGGGCAGATACTCTAGACAATAAGATTAAGGGGCATTTAGCTCAGTTAGAATCTTTACCCTCTGAAACTGCACAAAGTCACAGAGAGAAAAAGGTTAAGCAGGCTACTCGCTTACGAAGAGTAATCGTCACTTGTCAGAACCAAACTAAGACTAATAGCGATCGTCAAGGTGAAATCGTTATGGCTAGTAACAGTGTAGTAGGTACCCTTAAGAAGTTTTTCCCTTATGGTTATCCCACGCACTTAGAACAGATGCTGGTAAATGTATTGGAAGAAAAGAAGTATCAACAATTTTTTGGGCCTGGTAATACTAAGTCCCGGGAAGTTAAGGAATTTAGTATTGATTACTTACCTGATCTAACTCCCGAAGAAGTACAAGATCTTAAAAAGATGCAGGCTATCCGAGCGGAAGCTGCTAACCTTTAAGGTAGAAGCAACATAATTAATTAACACGAAGAGCCTCAGTATATCTGGGGCTTTTTACTAAGAGGTATACCATGGCAGCAATTCCATTCAGCGTAGATGATCTAACAACCGTAGCTTTAGATGGTGACGGAGTATTTGATAAACTCCTTAAAGCGTCGACTCTACATTTAAAACAAGAATTCGATGCTCAAAGGATTAGGGGTAATGATTACGCTACGGTGTACACAGCTCTTATTGGTGCCGCTATGCAATCTGCTGTACAGTTTGCCTTACAGAAGCCGATCACAGATCAGCAAGCTGCTAAGACTGCTTTAGAGCTCGAGTTACTAGCTGCTCAAATAAGAACAGAGCAAGCTAATACTATGACATTAAGTGACCCTCCCCTTCCTACAGACGCCTTAATTTATAAACAAAAAGAGATCCTGGATCAACAAAGAGAGAAGCTCCAAGAAGAGATTGATTTAATTATCCAGAAAGAACTTACAGAAAAAGCTCAAACTAATGCTACTGCGGCCGGCGTCATCGGAGCGCAGATAAACCTGTATGAAGAACAAGTAAAAGGGTACCAAGCAGATAGGGCGACTAAGCGAGCTAAGATATATGCTGATTTAGCTGCAGTTCAACTGAATACAAATGATACTTGGGCAGGAGATAATTCTGCCTTAGCTGGGTTGACTGCTAACGATATAAAGCTAGCCATGGACGATATGGACACGAAAGCAGCAGCAGCAGGCTAACCAATGGCCGTCGAACTATATGTATCCGCTTCCTCCCCGCGTTTATATGAGGAACTACCTGATTTAGCTAGGGAAGCGGTTATGTACGCTATATGGACTGGGGGAAGTATCAATGATAATTTATTGATGGCTTCCCTTACGGGTTCCTATGCTGGCTTAAATGCTATGAAGCGCTATAGTAAAAGTGAGAGTTATTTCTTCGGAGAGACTGAAGTAACGGCCACTATCGGGGATTCTCCTGCAGCGTTGGCCTGGCTTGAATATTTAGAGGCGACGTATCCATATGGTAGCTTACCTACAGACGGGATAGCTACCCGCTTTTTCTACGTTATTACAGCTACCGAAGTACAGGAAATAGGAGAAGAAGTACTTCCGGGATACTACGAAGCTCAGTACTTAGAAGATACGCCTATTGTGAGCCCAGATATCTACAGTCGATCGGTGACTACTCCTACTACTGTAACTATATACAAATTAGTAGGTGGAGCCGGAGGAGCTGAAGTAGTACACGGTACTGTCAATCTACCGGGGACTTTGACATCTAGGGAGCACTATGTAACTTATGATTTGTATGGTTTAAATCTAGAAGATGGCTCTACAGAACCTACCTATAGGGCTACCTATGTAGAGATCTATAATGAGATTACGAACGCGATCCCCAAACTACATACCTCTACTGCCGAAGCACCCCTTATAGAGGACGAGGTGTACCCTTTTGTACCCCTCAGATTAGACGGCGTAGACTATGGGACAGAGGTTGATTCTTTAGCGGGGTCTCCGAGTATAAAAAACATATTACGTAAAATAAACATGGACCCTGTGGATATTGTAGAGGCCATTAAAACTAATGAAGATGAAGCCTTAATAGACGATGTTTACTTAACATCTTCTTTAAGTATTACTGGGGAAGAAGAGTGGAACATCGCTGGATTAGCGGAAACTTTTTCCTTACTCTATGAGCGTAACCCGGATTCTCTTACTATATTTAACGATACTGGAGAACGACAAACTTTACAGTTTAAAGACGCTAGCGGCTATGGCTTATGGAATAATATAAACTACAATTATATCACCTCAACTATAAAAGTAGGGGAGCCAGGGTATACACGTAATTTTGTAGAGGGATCCGGCAGCGTAACAATATGTACCGGGACTCCCGAAGTATGTCAGGTCGTTAGTTCGGAGAATGCCTATACATTTACTCGTCCTATGGTAGGCGGCACACCAGAAGATTTAATATACGAAGAGATTATAGTTTCTGGCTTATCTTCTGAACATATAGTAAATACGATAGAAGAAGGGTCTAGAAATGTAATATTTGAGGGCAATGAAGAGAATCTAGTTATTCCTTTATTTAAGACTGTAGCTGAGCGTGTACCGTTTACGTATAGGGAAGATCTATGTTTTGGATCTCTTCGCCTACTCGTGTACACGGTGGATTTTGTACACTTATCCTGGTATGAAACGGATACGTTTAAAGCTTTCCTAACTTTTGCTGTAATAATATTTGCGTTATATAGTGGAGGGGGAGATTTAAGTGCAGCATTCAATATAGGAGCTAAAGAAGGGTTTACCTACCTAGCAACCATAATGAGTATTAATCTCGTAGTTAACTATGCCGTAAGTTGGTTAGCTATTGAAATAGGGGGCACTACAGGGTTTATAGTAGCTGCAGTAGCTGGATTCTTATTATTAGGTGGGGAATTCAATTTTGAGGCCCTTACTTTAAGCTTGTCTACTACGTTTCATACTGCGTTTACTGCAATCGTAAAAGCGCACGAAGCGTACATAGCTGGAGAGATGGCAGAACTGCAGGAAGATGCAGAAGAATGGAGTGAAGCTTACCAGCGTAAGAAAGATGAGTTAGATACTATAGAAGATATGCTAAACTACGGAGCAGAGTTCGATATACTGGCGGCTATAGATAAACGCATGTCTCCTAATGTAGAGAGTACAGAGGAACCCGCAGAGTTTTATAGAAGAACGACAACAGCGATTGATTTACCTGCTATAAGTAGCCGGTTAATTGATGATTATTACGAGGTTAAAATGCAGCTACCTAAAGCAAATGCATATGAACCTTTCAGAGATTTTAACGAGGAGTACAATTATGGGTGATGAAAATAACTTTGATGCAACCAACTTAATGGCTAAGTTCTTTAGCCAGCTACCTTCGGGGTCCAATAACCAACCCGCTAATTTTAGCCCTATTGGTGCTGGGAATACTACCAACCCCTGGGAAGATATGATGCGCCAATATACCGCAGCAAATAAAATGCGCGATCCTACTATGTTGGATAAGTTGGGTACTGCTGCAGGGATAGCCCAAGGGTTAGCAGGCATCTACTTTGGCAGCCAAGGCCTTAAAATGGGTAAAGAACAGTTTGCTCATAATAGAGATGTGGACAAAATTAATCTATATAACCAGGGAACCGCAATCAATACCTCGCAAAGTAACAATAAGGCTGCTTCATTGGCTTCTGCTGGATTAGGAGGTACCCCTCAAGGCCAAAGCCTGCATCAACAGTACATGGATGCTAATAGAATGAAAACATCCTTCGACGGCGCATCATAGGGGAATATTATGGCTCAACCATTAAGATGGCAAGACGTTGTAGCCCAAAGTAATAGAGGATCTAATTCTCTTTTTGGGGATGCTGTTGGGGGTATCGATCGAGCTCTTGGTGGGCTTCAGAATACTTTACAGGCGCCCGGGTTACAGCAAGATGCTCAGAAGAAAGAATACATGGCTCGTATGGGTCAAGGTATAGGCATGCTCCAAGATCGAGAAAACTACGAGCAAGGGATCAAGGAGTTTGACCAGAATTTTGCTCAAGATCAGGAACAGTATCTTGGTAACCAGGCGCATGATAAAGCATTACTAGATAAAGAGAATGCGCATAATCTGGCTCTGGAAGCGGCTCGGAGAAAAGCAGCTAAAGAAGCGCTTACGGAATCTCGGATATACAATGAAAAGGAGCGCATTCGTTTAAAAGAAGAGGGAGAAGTAGACGCTAAGAAAAAAGAAAGTGAAGAGGAAATTAAACAAAGATTAGTGGACAGAAATACCCAAGCTGCAACTTTAGCTGATAGTATAATTGCTGAAGAGACAGATTTTTTTGGGACCATGGATGACCAAGAGGAAAAAGCCATGCGTTACATCCAAGGAGCTATTCAGTCCGATACCACAGGCGTTATAACTAAAGAAATGATGCACTCTATTTATAATGATGCATTCATGGGAGCTAGACAGTTTCTGCCTGATGGTACAGCTGTGCCTTTTTGGGGTAAAAGAATTAATGACGCCCAGGACGCACAAGAGTATTTATCTGAATGGCTGGCTAACCCTAGAAATAGGGATGCCTTGACTCCTAATGACCAAATAGGAACTACGATCGAAGGTAGAGAAGCCGCTGCCGTGCGGGATCAACAGATACACGTTACCTCTAAAGAAAATGAAGCTACAAGAAAGCAGATAGAAAAGGGTATTATAGCTATAGACGCTAAATCAGAAGAACAAATATATGAAGAGTTCGCAGCTCAGGACAAAAATAGGGATGGTAGTCCTTTTACCCCAAAGCAGCAGGAATTCGTAGATAGGGCCCGTAATAATCAGATTATATGGGAACAACTCCCTCATAAGTTCCTTATACCAAAACCCCTTACTCCTGGACAGGTTATGAGGGAAACCATGGGGGACGTAGCGGATAATATTAAAAACCCTACAGCCTCAGAAGTACTAACAGACGAAAACGAGAAGGCTGAGGATAAAAAGCGTAAATATCCTCCTAAAACTAGAAACCCTTATACTACCCGACCTTACTAATATGGCTAATCCTTTAGATAATCCAGCTGTTAACCGGGGCGTAAAGAGTTTAAAGCCTGCGGATTCTGTTGCTATAGCTGGCGAAAAGTACAAGGAGGATCTTAATGTGATAACTCCTATAACCCAAGCTGAACTTGATGCGCTATCTTCTTCGCCCCAGTCCATCACCATATACGAAGATGGTGAGATAGCTAATAGAGGTCGAATAACTGATGGGGATTCTTTCACCGGGGAGAGACTCGCTTTTAACTATAGAACACAAGGAGAAGACCATAGATCTTTAGATACATGGGAGGTGTTCGATCCTAGAAAGAACTATGAGCATAAAGATGTACGTAAGAAGATGGATAAGCAACGTGCAGAGTTAGCTCGTAGGTATGGAGTTCCTCTAGAAGATATCTCTGATGAGGATGTCTTCCTTCGTGGTGCTTTAGCTAAGAGTAATTTTGAGGATAGAGTTAGGGATGCAGGTGGAGCATTTAGGAGAGAAGGAGAAACCAAAGATTCGACTCTAGCCACAGATAGACGACGTATGGGAGAAGCTTTACTGGATAGCCAGAATCAGGATATTCGTGATGCTATGAATAATCCTATGGATAACGCTAGTTTCTTCTCGAGATATAATGTGGCCGGAAGGTTAACAAATACCTACGGCAGTAGCAGAAGACGGCCTGGTGAAGATAGATCAGATGTGGAAGCACGATTAGATGGCGTAGAAAATACTTCTACGCAATACATGCAGGATACAGCAGATTCCATGGCTGGTGGGCTGGGAGATGCTTTTGCTAAACCTATCGCTATCGTAGGCGCGAAGAGTAAAGATGGCGGAACTGGCCAAGTAATAACTGCTGATGACGAGCGCATATTTAAAGAGATAGGGGATCTCCGTCAGCAAGCTAAAATCTTAGGTAGACAGGCTCATAGCGAAGCTAAATTCGCTCAAAAGAATGCACGTATTGACTCAGAAGAAGCCGCAGCTATAGCTGGTCTACGTGGAGAGCTTGCGCCTATCGATGTAGATCTATACCGGGATAGCGGTGTTAAAAGTGCTGAAGAATTTGAAAATGAAATTATAAAGAATAACTTAAATAAAGAACAAAGAGACTTTATAAACCAAGTAAGTACATACGGAGATATAACTAAAGGTGGGTCAGGGCAGTCAAGAGCGTATGACATACTGACAGAGCGAGCACGTATACGCGGGGATATAAATAAAGCAATAGGCGAGACAGGGGATAAAGGTCTGGCTGTCCTTGGCGCCAGTTTACAGCACGTATTTGGAAATGAAAACTATAGTACGGCTATGGAAAAGAATGAACAGTTCATGAAAGAACGAACATATATAGATCCTGTTACGGGGGCTTCAGATATAAAAGGCCTAGCTAATAGAGCTATAGTAAACGACAGTGACAGTAATCCAGAACTAATAGCCGAGAGAGAAGCTTCAAAGAAAGCCTGGACAGAAGGTGAGTATGGTAAAGCAGCTTATCACTGGGTTAACGGAGCTAAAGTAAAACTGAGCGATGGTACCGGTGCAGCTTTTATTGCTGCGGCAGAAAGTATACCTTCTATGGTTGGATTAGTCCGTCTACCCAAATTAGTTGGGATAGGTATGGCGTCGGATAAATACGAAGAATCTAGAGAAGCTTTTTACGAGTTAAACGGAGAATATCCAGATCGTGATCAATCCGATATCCAAGCTGGTTTAGCTGTACTGTCTACATACGCTGAGAGAGGAGGTGCTGAACTTGCAATTGGTAAAGGCATTAAAGGTATCGCTGGAGAAAAAGCTGGGAAGCTTGCTAAGGATCTTAGCGAAAAGATAGCAGCCAAAACAGGCGTCACAGTAGGTATGGGAGCAGCGTTTGTTGCAGGTTCGCTAGCAGAAGGTGGAGAAGAGATGTTGGTATCTTTCTTAGACCAGGCTGCAGCTAGACAAGGCCAAGATAGTCTGTTTGACATAGACGAAGTATTTACAGCTTGGACTACTGGTGTTGCTGCAGGTGCAGTCACTAAGGCTATTATGGAATCCCCTAAGGTACCCCAGGCTATAAAAAATGATTTGCTAGCGTTCATGGAAAAGACGGGGTTAAAACTACCTGAGGGTAGTGTTACACCTAAAGCCCATAAGAAAAAACTAGATGCTGTCTTACAATTTGCCGCTGAAGACTCTAATCAAGATATAGATACTATAAGTACTCCTCGTCCTCAACTGGATGACAATGTAGATACCGAGATAGATTTCGATTCCGAAGAAAGTATTGCATCTGCCGATAGTAATAGCACTTCTACTAAGACTTCACGAGAAAGACGTATAGAACAAACTGAACGTGCTGAGACTTTGATAGCAGGAGACTTAACGGATCCTACGATTAAAGCCAAAGCTAAAGCAGCTGTAGAACAAGCACGAATAGCGTTAATTAATGAACTAAGTGAGCTCGATCCCGACGAACAGGATAAAGCCAAACGTAAGGCAGACTCGGTAAGTATCGCTGAATCTGAAGCAGCTCTAGGAGCAATTGCTTCTATGGAACGGGAGATTAATAATGTAGAAAGCGTCGGAGGTAGCATACCCGTAAACGATACCGGAGACGTTGGATTACTGTTTAGTGATGGCAATTTAGAACCGGATGTACAAGGATCTGCCCCAGGGAAGAAAGCAGACACAGCTAGCTTAAATAAATACGCGGCAGACCTTATCGCTAGGCTTAAGCAATATGATACAGATGTAAAAGTCATACAAGATTCCAATAGAAAGAATGCTAAACAAGTTAGAGGTGAATCTTTAGGTACACGTACGAACGTTAAGGGTAAAAAGGGTCTAGGGGCTCACTTAATGAGTATGGGCCAGGCAGTAGTTGATAACAGCCGGACCATGGCTAACGCTGTTGTAAAAGACTTAAGTAAATTTGTCACGCTACAGAGAGAAAAGCAAAAGGGTATTGCTAAGGCGATAGCTGACTATAAACAACAACTCAAAGACTCTGACCGTAAGAATACTGAACCTGTTGTTTTCGAATATGGCACAGACAATAAAGAGAGCTTCATCGTAGAAGATTTAGAGCAAGCTGAAAGATTCCTTAAGCTATTTAATGAAGAAGTAAAACTTCTTAAAAAAGGCCAAACTTTAGCTATAGATATGGCTATGGCTCACTTTAGCCCCGTACTATATGAGAAAAGACTAGCTCAGAGAGCAGCAGATAAGACGAAAGCAGCCCTAGAAAAGGAACTGGATACATCACCAGCCGAAGAGCAACAAACAGCTCCTGAGGCAACTGAGGAGACCTCAGAGGCTTCTAAAGATGCCAAAGAAGAAATAGAACCGGTGACGGACGAAGTAGCCCCTAACACGGACGCGGTAGCGGACGATGTTAAAGGGGCGGAGGAGTCCGCACCAACAAGTGATAAAAAAGTAGTAGAGGTAAGTGTAAAAGATTTACCTAATACCAAACAGGGCATTATAAGCGAGGGTAATGATAACGCAGCTGAGATTAAGCGTATACAAAGTACGCTAGATAAAGGTGGGCTTAAAGCTGATAAACGTGCAGCGTTGTACGCAGAACGTAAAGTTTTGAACGCCAGACAAAAAGAACTAAAAAAGAACTTAGTAGAGTTACGTAAGAAAGAAGCAGAGGATGCTAAGAATAAGCAAGAAGAGGCGCCTAAGAATACTTTAATAAAGACAGAAGCAAAAACCGTAAACGAAGCTATATTTTCTTTACGTGAAACTCTTCGTGATATGAATACTCCACATAGCAAAGCTATAGTGGGAATGCTTAGTGTATTAGCAGAAGCGGCAAATAAAATAGGTATACGTGTAGATACGCATGATAGTGGGGGTAAAACCCTAGGTACGTACAACGCAGAAACCAAGACTGTATCTATTGATGTATCTGTAACTAACCCGTTAGAACTAGCAGCTGTACTCGCTCAACATCTTACTAATGCTCGCGTTAAAGATCCGGTACACCAGTACTTTAATAATCCGGCTAGTGTGAGTAAGAAACAAGGGACTGCCATTGCTTTTATATCCAAAGAATACACCGAATTTATGGCGGGTACTTATCCAGATGGAAGTAAGCTGAAGCAACTCCAAGATCGCTGGTTTAAGCGATCACAAAGAGAAGGAGGCTTTGCTAATAATGTAGCTGAGTTTCCTGGTTTTGTTATTTCCTATAAAGAATTAGCTGAGCAATTGATGGATAAAGATAAAAGTCTTTATCGTAAGATTATATCGGCTATTGGTATAGCGCTGGGTTTCGTAGGGAATGACAACAATGCTTTCGTACAGGTAATGAAAGCGGTTGAGGATATTGGCTTAGATTCCCCACAGATGGACCGTGGTGGCTTCGATCAAGGAATTCCTAACCCTGAGCCCTCTCCACAATTTGATGATGCTCCTAATATACAGGAGCGTACTGAAGCTAAAGAAGATGCGGTGCTCAAAACAGAAGAAACTCCAGAAGTATTAGAGGAAGAAGTACTGGAGGAAACTCCAGAAGTAGTGGAGGAAGAAGAATTAGATTTTGAGAAAGAAGCGGAGACAACCGAAGAAATCGTAACACAAAGGATCGAAGATACCACTACAGATATCGCGGAGATAAACCTTAAGGCTGGAGAATCCCCAGTTATAAAGTCTTTTATAAACTGGACTAAGGGGATAGTGTATCGCTTTGCAGAGAAAAGCGACTCTAGTAGTACTAGTGCTCTAAGAGCTATCGGTAAAATGTTAGGTGTACGTAAAGGAGTTAAGTATGCTGCAGGACTTATAGCCAAGACAGATGATCTATTCACTGCGATAGCTGCTGAGTTCACTAAAGAGAAAGGATTATTCGAAGAGAAGCATAAGGAAATAATTCAACGTATACAGGAATTCTCTATTGAGTTTTCAGATGCCTTAGACACATTAACCCCTGAATTAGCTGCCGGAGGCAAAGGACTACAACCAGGGAACAAAACAGACCAAAAGAATCAAATAGGTTTATTCGCTCAGCTAGTTAACCGATCACCTACCTATGGTTTCTTAAGTGTAGACAATGAGCTAGCTCCTGTTTTAAAAGATGCTATGGCTATGGCCATGCTGGAATGGGTTAGGATGAATGGCTCTTCTTCCATGTTTCAAACTGAAGCGGATGTACATAGATTCTTAGGTACTGAGGCTAATCAAGGAGATGTAAACAGCAAGGCTATTACTCGTCTAATGAGTATGGGTATGCATGCTGTAACCCAGGAAACCATGGTTGGTTTGATGATCTTAAAGATGTTAGATCTTAAACAAGATCCGGATAAGAAATTGGACGGTATGTGGGAAGCAAGATTAGCTCAATCCTTAGGAACTATGGCTTTCATAGCTATGGCTAATATGGAGAGCTCCCCTAAGAAAGGGCCTAAAGTAAATAGAGGATATCTTGAGTACAAAACAATAAGTGTAAGCGATATTAATAAGCTTACAGGCCAAACCGTTATCGGTGAAGATATAGACGAAGAATCAGGTGAAGATAAACGGGTTGTAACTTTCCTAAAGATACCTAATGTAGTCGACGATCGGGGCTTACCGGTTAGAAACTTATCTGCTAAAGGTGGGTATGCTGTATCTGGAAGTGTTCAAACTCTTTTTGATATCACTAAGAGTGAAGAATTTAAATTTGTAATAGGTAAGATTACGGGTAGTGACGCACGTAGAAGTGGAGGAGTATCTCCTGTTCCTTTCGAGGTTAAGCAAGGGGACTATGTAACTAATAGTAGTTCACAGTTAACTCCGGAAGCTATAGATGATATTAATCGACTTAATAAGCATGCCTTAGTCAAAAATAATCAATGGAAATTGATGAAAACCTTGCTTGCTAAGGGAGATGAAGGGCGTAAAGAGTGGCTTGTATTACAAGGCTGGATGCAACCAGAAGTAAACAAAGAGGGTAAAGAATCTTTCCCCGATATGCACGAAGCAGATGAAACTTCACAACTAGGCCGGAACATTGGTTTAGAAGGGGAACTCGATCGAATGTTACGCTTTGAAGCAGAATGGGCTGCAGACTACGAGAGCGCAGTAGTAGAGTTACAAACAGAACTAGCCTTCCAAAGTGAGCTGGCACTAGCGGGATCTACTCGGGATATACAAGCTGGAAAGGAAAGGATAGATGCTCTGCAAGCAGAAGTAGATGCTTATGCTAACGGCGATATATATTTAGAGCACCACGCTATTAGAACTGGCCGTATAAACGACAAGTCACGTACATTGTCTTACCAGCGTTCTAAGTCGCACCGTAATGCTATGAGTCTTAAGAAGAATATAGAGCTTATAGACGTAAACAATGCAGACCATGTACTAAGACTAAAAGCTGCATTAGTAGATCCTTTAGGACTCAATAAGAAAAGATTCAAAGCAGATAACCAAGAAGAGTTTGCGCGTAAAATAATGGACGATGAGGGTAATTTCCCTGATCCAGTTATTGCCGCAGCTGTGGAGTATTTACAACTGAGTGAAGAAGATAAACAAAATACATCTTCAGAGCCTTTGGCTAAAGCAGTGGAACAACTAAAGGAAAAATCTCATTCTTTAAGTGCGCTTATGACCTTATCAGACTGGTCTAAAACCATTAAACAAGCTAAAGAAGACCCCCTACAAAGTGTCTTTGTATCCCATGCTTACGCTGAGGTCGATGGAACTACTAACGGCGTACAAGCATCTACTAGACAACTAGCTGGTGGATTCAAAGTAGAGGATATGAATGATCCAAAATCAGCTACCTATGCTTTAATGAATTTACTAAGAGCGGGCGGACATATATTCGAAGGTGATGGATTTGAAGAAGCCATGGATTACCTAGAAAAGAATGACGATGCGTATGAAAACCTAGGCCGTTTAGCTCAGAAAAAATTTGCTCCATTAATGACGGGAGCTTATGAAGGTAAAAGTGTAGAGGACTTAAAGGCATTAGTGGAAGAGCGAGAAAAAGTCCTGGATGAGATGTATAAGCAAGAGGATAGTAGGCCAACTCCCGCAGATATTCAAAAAGCAGAGCAGGATATAGCTGATGCTAAAGGCGCTATAGGTGTAGCTATGTTTGGAACTACCCTACCTAAGTTTGGTAGTATAGAAGGTGGAGATACCTTAGGAGCTACAAGAGAGGAAGCTAAAACCATTCGAGAGCTGATGAAAGCTATCGTTATGCCAGGCGGTTACCAAGCAGGAGACTATGCTCTAGCTAAAGTATTATTTGAATCTTGGTTACGTCAAGTTTACCGGGGTATGAATGAGGGATCTATAGCAGAGATAAATGCTGTATTAGCTAATGCAGGTATTACTAACTTCAGAGTTAACACAGCCAATAAAAGAAAAGTATTTCCTGCTCATGTGATAGCCAAACTAAGGGAGGAATACATTAATTCTATTGGTTTCACAATAACCGCAGCATACAGAGAATCTACCGGTGAGTTCGATCAGAATGCTAAGATCGTTAACGCCAGCTTTAATATTCAAGGCATAGTAGTCGCGGCTATCCAGAAAAAAGCACTTGCTGATTTAGAGGCTACGAAAGGGCGAGCTCTTACACCAGAAGAAATTATGGAGGAGAAGCAAAGACTGCATAAGCTAGGTGTATTCGTTGGCATTAAACAAGCTACTGCTACTGGTCCTGCAGATTCTATAGCTATTATGCGTACTGAATGGGAAGAGACTCCTAAGGATAGCGGCGGGTATGTTTATACTCCTTTGGCTAAAGGCAAAATGCGTTCAAAGCTATATGGTTTATTCCCTGACGAATTTGGATTGAAGAATGACTTTGGAGTAAAAGATGGAAATGTGGAAACAGAAAGCCGTACTGCTAGATTGCGTAGGGAAGTTCCTTCTGCAGATATAGGTGTACGTGGTTTACTTACATCTATTATTAATATGGATTCTATAACTAATGCTTTAGCTGGCGCCGAGAGTAATTCTGTACGTGGTAATTTATACGATGCTGTAATAACTGGTGTACTAAATGCTGCTACAGAAGCTGAAATAACTAATAAGGTATGGAATGACTTACACAATGATTTCTCATTGTGGAATGCTGCGGATACACAATTAGATAAGTTAATGGATATTCTTCGTAAAGATCACGCAGAGTTAACTAAAGATATACACACAGCTATCGGTACGTTTCTAAAGAAAGAGGAGAAAGTAACCAGCTACTCTGATGACTTCTCTGAAGAGATCACTACTAAGACTGGGAATAGACACGCCCCTACTTACGTAAATGAGCAGGGTTATAAAAGGTACTTTAAAAGCTACGCTGACTTCAGTAAACACTTTAAACAAGAAGTTAAAAAAGGAGATGAGCAGAGAAAGCTCATTAATAGCTTAATTCGAAAGGTAGAACAATTCGTATCTCTGACGCCTAAACAAGGTGGCCATACGGTTAAGAAAGTAAAAACTGATGGCGAGAATGTTCAGGGATCTGCAGGTGCAGACGGACGGATCGACATGGAGACTTTTGCACATATTCGAAGTTCTCCTGCTACTCCAGAGATAATACGCAACTTATTTAACGAATACGTAAATAGACCTAATAACCCGGAAGGAGTTAATGATAGTCCTGAACACATAGAGAATTTAAACAAGCTAATGCGGGAACATATTATACCTATGTTAACCCAAGTAGCTGGTTACTCTATTAAAGTGGACCGAGGAGAAGGTACATTAGGCGGCTTAATAGATAACGATACTAAAACTATATTTATACGCTCTAGCGATACAGCTATTCGTAGGTTTGGTACTGATATGAGCGACGCTGAGGTATTAACCCATGAGCTATTACACCCGATTGTTAGGGCTGGTTTAGCGGGTAATACAGCAGCCTTACGTACGTTAGCTGCACTACAAAAAGCTGCTAGGGATTCCAATAAGTTTACTGTAGCCAACTTAATGGATAGTACTACTGATGACTCTGAAGGGGCAAAAGCTCGAGCAGAAGCTTTGTACGACTACGTTAACGGGGACATAGAAGAGTTTATGGTCTTTGGATTATCTAACGATCGTGTGCGGACACTATTGGAAAAGGTAACTGTACAGGGCAAAAAGAAAGCCGGAATAATAGAAGGCATGCTTAATGTTCTACGTGATCTAGTAAGTCGGTTAATGGGTAGGACACCTACTGCGCGTACGGAGCCTAGTAACGTTAGGGCTGAAATCGATACGTTAATCAAGAGCTTCGAAACAACTACTAGTATCCATAGACTACGGCAAGCAGTAGAGTACCCGGTTAAGAATAAAGTGGCTGTTGCAGTATCTAAGGCACTAGCGGATAACGTAGGTACCCCCTATTCAGAATGGAGTAAATCTCCGACTTTTGTGCCTGGCCAACGTATTACTGCTAAAGAGGCGGCGATAGTTATAGCCAAGACACCGGGTAAGTTATCTAATGGTGAAATTCAGAAGAGCGCGGATAAGTTAGTAAGGGAAATAACAGATACTAGAACTGACCCTGTTAGCGGCTTAGCTAATGAAGTCTTAGGCGCTACAGAAGTAGATCGGCCTATACATGCAGACCTTAGCGAAAATAATGAACAGATAGATGCTCGTTCAATACAGAGAGAAGCTGTTACAAAGAAGACTCTAAGTAACGGATTCATTAAAGAAGTAAGTGTAGGCATGCAGCGGCTGTTAACGGATACTCTTATCCGAGGAGGCCTTAGGGTCTTTAAGATGCCTATGGTTGAGCTAGCTAATCTCGTAGGAGATACAAAAGCAGTAGACGCACGTATAGCGCAAACATTATCTGCACTAAACTCTACGAACAAGGATTGGATTAATAACCAGGCTATGAGTTTAGCCAACGTAATGATGAATGGTAAAGCTTTGGATATTGTGGGTAATCTAGGTAATCCAAATGCATATGCTATTGCTGTGGGTATTAATAATACTCTAGGGGCTAACGCAGGTAGATTTGATGCAGACGATACTCAATTAGTAGCTGAGCTCCGTAGTTTATATGCCATTAAGCTAATGAGCGACGAGACAAGAAATAAACTAGAGGACATCATTAGGAAGGAACCCCATGGTATTCAGGGTTTACTTGAGATGGATGAGCTAAATTACAGAGAAGCTCTACAGCTGCAATACAAGGATGACAAATCCAGACCGGTAGACGGCTTCGTAAGAACTAAAACACAGAATAGATCTACGTTCGTGATTAAACCAAGAAGAGAGCATGCAGAATTAGAAGCTGCAGGGTTTACCTTGGTTAAGACTTTAGGACCATATTTAGCTACGTACTCTAGACCGGAAATTCCGATGGAGGAGTATCAGAAAGGAGCTTTTAGTTTAGCTAATAGTAACTTAGAAGGAACATTCGTTACACGTAGAGATAGAATCGGTACAGGAGGTCCTAATTTGATCCCTGTCTTACGTGGAGGTGAAGTAGTAGGCTACCGAGCTATATTAGATAAAGAAACTCGTGAGCTCGAAATGGGGCCTTCTGAAGGAGTATTTGATACTCTAGCGAACCAGGCTGGACGTAATATACGTTTACCGAAGGGTAATGCTGCGAATGCTAAGTTAGTAAAAACACTCTACGATGACTATAGTGAAAATAGAAAGAGTAATCCTAAAGCTTTCTTACGTCTAAGTGCTAAGTCGACTAATCGACAAATAGCAGAGTTCGTTAAACTCATGCCGCAGGAGATGCGGGACGAGATACAAGAGCTATGGGGCGGAGATATGTACATCCGTAAAAGCCAACTCAATTTACTTATTGGATATAGGAAATTGTCTATAGTGGACGCCTATAACCGTGGTCGAGTAGATAGAGGCCATGAAGAAATGAATAAGGCTATTGCTGAGACTATTAAATTAGCTGAAACTACGTGGCAGGAACTTATTGGTATAGTGAAGCACAGAACGGTTATCTTCACTCCTACAGTATTTACAGCTAACTTTTTATCTAACCTAGCGGTATCTGTATTACAGGGTATGAACCCTGTAGATGTTGTACGCTGGCAAAAAGAAGGCTTAAGTGCCATTTTACAGTACACTTCTTGGCAACGAGATTTAGCTGAAGTTCAGTTAGAATATGATCTCGGTAGGGACATGGCTAAGAACAAGAAGGAAATTAAGCGGTTGGAGAATGTGATGGCCGCATCGGGAATTCACAATATGATGGAAGCAGGAATGTTCCAAAGTATTGTAGAGGATATTGATTTATCTGGAGAGACTTCGGCAGGACCCTTAGATGGTGCGTTACTTAGTAAATTGCCTATCTCCGTAAAAGATACGATAGCAGACAGTTATAAGAGCTCCCCTAAGTTACTACAGAAAGGCGTTGCAACTGTAATGCTTCATCCGTCTACTAAACTAGGTGCTCAAATACAGGCAGCTACTGCTTATTCTGATTTTGTGGCCAGGTATGCGCTAATGAAGCACTTAGATAAAGAAGGTGTGAGTGAAGCAGACGCTATGGTGCAAGCAAGAGAAACCTTTGTAGACTACGCTCCTAATACATCTAGAGAGCTACAGTACATAAATGATATGGGCTTTTATATGTATACCAAATTCCTGTTGAGAATCCAGGCGGTAATTATGAGAGCATTTAAGGAACGGCCAGGCAGTGTAATTGGTTTCGAACTAGCGCAGCAAATACTGGGTGACTATCCAGATGTAGTGGACTCGAGCTTAGCTTTTGGATTATCAATGAGTGGCGGCCGGAGTCAGAATCCATTCGAGGTATTAGAGATGATTTCGCAGTTTCCTCTAGCTTATCTGTTCCGTGGTGCACTGGATTTGTTATAAACAATTAAAAAACCCCCACCATTACGGTGGGGGCTAATTAAAGGTTTCTCTGGCAACGGATGAAACCATATCCGCTCAAACCCATCAGGTTGCCAGTACCTGCGGAGGATTAGGTATCCTTATCTTCTTTATCTTTATCATCGGCATCTCCTATAAACATAACAAAGAATACTCCGACTAAGACTAAAAATATTGAAGGCAACGTGTAGACTATTCCTGCGGCTAGCGCTACAGCTGCTCCAAAGGCGGCAGCTAGGCTACGCATTATGTATCTACTTCACTAAAGTCAAATGGGTTAACTTTAGCCGGAGCTACTTCTGAATCAGAATCTGCTATCTCTAGCGTATCTGTGCTAAACGGAGCCTTTTCAGGTAGGCCCTCTTTCTTTTTAACTTCAGCTATAGTAGCTTCCTTCGTGGCTGGTTCGAAAGGAGTATCTCCTTTATCTTCTACTGGAGCTTTAACTTCAGGCTCTTCAGTAGACTCTTCTTGTGTAAGCTTCTTACTCGCTTTCTTTGAAGTCTTCTTTCGTCTACGCTTAATAGGCGGTTTATTACCAACTACATTTTCTATAGTCAGTGTAAGCCCTGTCTTATTAAAGCTGGAGACTACTGTCGTTGGATCAAATTCATGACCGTTATCATTGAGGGTATCTAAAGCGATCTCCACTAACTGGGCATTTGTAAATGAAACGTTAACTGTAGAAGACAATACAAAAGGCAGCTCAAGCTGTTTATCATTTTGATCGTCCATATTTATTCCTTTAATTGTTGTACTCAGAATCCAATCGAGGTACAGTTAATACCGAGGTGGTTTCCTTGTAGTGAGTGTAGGGTTGGTTACCCGAACGATAGATACCCCGGCTTCGTGCCGGGGCTCTATTTACCGTTTAGGCGCCAAAGTCATGGATGGCCGCAGCCGGTGCCGCAGTAACGCTCGCAGGAACACCGCTTACAGCAGCTACTTCCTTATAAGCATTCCAATCCTTACCAGAATTAGCTTTTTCCCAAAGATCAACTTCTTTAGCTTCCTCTGGGGCAATTCCCGCTTGGATCTCTACGAACGTACGTCGATCATCAATAGACCCCGCTATACCGAATTCTAGCGTCTGCTTGCGCTCAGGTAGTGGTGTCCAAGTACCATCAGAATTCTTCTGGTTCTTATTTGCAATCTTACGCTGCAAACCAATAAGTAATTTCTTACCCACTAAGTCAGCAACCATTTGCACATCTGTAAGGACATCTTTACGACTATCAAAGTCATAAATCTCTACCTTCTTAGTTTGGCAAGAATCAAAAGCATCTGCTAATGTCTTACCATTTAAAGCAGCACCAACAATATGGGACACTTGCTGGTATGACCACATAAGCTCTTTCTTACCTGTTTTAGCATTCGTCACCTGAGGTGATTTATCTCTAAGAACAGCTTTCTGAATCTTATGTTCGTAGCCGCTAGGCAATTCAATGTGCATCGCTAAATCCATTTCATTATCATTCCATGGACTAGGGATTAAGTAAGCCGCTTTAATGAGGCCTTCGTATAGTGCAGTCGCCGGTACTCCGGGTGTGCGTAAAGCGGAGCTAAGAGCCTGGGTTTCTTCCTGGGCTTTAGCGAAAGGGTTATTTGACATATATTTGTCTCCTGTAGTTATAATTAATTAAGGTTGGTTGGTTCCGTACACTGTAGCAAACCTATCGAAAACCATCTGTAGATCGTTATCAATAAATCGTACACCTGCTGGCCACAGATTAGTAATAGTCCGTAGAGCATGGGTGTGTATAGTATCTTTAGTGTGAGCTACTTGGTAAACATAACGTTCTCCCGTAAATTCTATAGACTCTTCAGTGCCTAAAAATTCATGATGTTGATTATGTTGCCCCTGTAGATCTTTAAGGGACATTGTCATGGCATGCATTACAATACTAAATAACCCTTCAAGACCTTGCTTACCTACCTGTCCCTGTAAAGGACATTTATAGATAAAATCTCCGGCCTCATCTGGCTTAGCATTAAGATGCCCCATAACAACTACCTGAGCATCAGCTGCAGCACTTTCGGCTACTATATCTGACACTAACGTAGCATATCTACCCCATCCGCCCATGCTATCGACTACTCCGGCATTACGTTCAGATATTGAGATGTAATTCTTATCTGAGATAATAGCGCCTTGATCGTCCATAACATACTTAGGCATAGTGGTATTGATAAATCTACGAGTGAACTCACTCATAGCTACAGTAATGGTATCCACAACAATTAGGTCAAACTTACCAGACTTGGCTGCTGACTTAATAACGGCGGGTATTACAGTAGGGCACTTAGCGTGGTAAATCTGAAAATCTGCCTGGCCAATCCAAGGTAACGCTTTATTATCGCAATTGATAAGTAAGGTACGCTTGGCTAGATCGGGACGGATATTCCGTAGACCGGAAGTTTTACCACCACCGGGCTGACTAAGTAATAATATTGGTGGTTTATTTTGTTGCATCTTCTGCTCCATGTAGTTGATCTAGTACTTGTTTAGAGGTACGTTCAACGAAAGTAACTAAATCACTAAGTTTAGTATTTTCTGCCGCTAACCAAACCATATAGGCTTTGACTTGTGGATGAACGAAATGACTTATAATCTCATCTTGTTCAGTAATTACCCAAATTTCTTCCAAATCCACTTCTGGAGGATCGGTGTGTTCTTCAGGATTACTGGCTATAGAATCGTCGTATATACTCAGGAGTTCGTGTAATAAATTTAAAGCTTCATCCCTAGGGCTAAAGCTTCTTGTAGGTTGCTGCATAGGCTTCCTCTATATTTTATCTGCAATTCGCTTAGCGACAGTTACAAATATGGTTGAATTAATCTCACTCTCTGGGAGTGGGGTCGATAGCTTTTTATTCAGAGCTAGTACTGAACTCTCTACAACTTCCTGCCTTAAGTCCGCATCAAGAAGAACGAGAGCATACCTAAGAAGTGTATTGTTCCTAGGCTCACCTTTGTCTACAGACCTAACCATCCAACGCTCTATGTGAGATAAATCTCCCATGGCTACGGTATGCTTCTGTAGTCGGATTGCTGCTTCAGTTTCCGGAATGAAATCCAGAACTGGTAATAATTTTCCTTCGTTATAGTGTGGGGTAGAGTTATACCCTAACCACTTTCTATTCCGTTGGTTAGTTACTTCATCAAAAGGGATGGGTAACCAGTCGTATATATTAGTCATAAACTTAGCAAAGACTTCTTCGGAAAGCTTAAGTAAGTGAGTTGTAGGCATTACGATTCGATATCGATTACATTCCGGCGTACTACTCTTAGATTCGTACATCATATACGAGTAATCTTTTAGTAACTCTTGTGCTACCGACATGGGTACGTTACTAGTAGACTTTTCATTATCTACATCTAAAGCAATAATGTTAAAGCCTGCCTGCACATATTCCGACTTTCTATGCCCATGGTCTAGCCAATGGGTTACCCAGTGAACTCCTTGCTGGGTTAACACCTGCCCTACTTTATCCCAAGGACAAACTCCGTTCTTGTAGTTGTAGGCTTCGTGATCTCCCATGGCGAAACGTATCTTCTTAAGATCCGTAGGTACTATACCTTCGCCTCGGTAAAAGGTAATCCCGTTCCTGGTTTCTTGGTTTATGATTATGCTATTCGAGTAACCATATTGGGACGCTAAGTTAAGCATCTCTTCTCTAGCAGCCGCTGTGCCTTTAAACCAGGGTAACTTAGCCACTAACTGGGCCATAGTCATTTCCTCATCCTGAGCGGCCAGGAATTCAGCCAGGCGAGCATGTAGAGGGACTGTATGTACTATTCTAGCGATATGCTCTTCACCATCTTCTGCCATTTTCATGGCTGCCTGTAAGTGAGCTATGGATACTTCGTCATCTCCGTCCCAAGCAGCATATAAACCAGCTGTTTTAGACACCTTCATGTACCTATGTGTAAGCTCTGCTTTAAGAATTTTATCTTTTACTTTAAGCGCCCGTTGCTCACAGTAGTTCTGGTAATCCAACATATATAAACTAACTGTGTCGTCCATATATATGGCTTTATTCATGTTAGTAGGTGTAATCATTTTGGATATAGCATCTGTGTACACTTTAACAGCTGCGGGATCACTAGTAGATACGAGATTATGTAAACGTTCTTCTGCTGTCATCAACGTACGTTCGGCGTCTCGAGTAAATGCGAAGAATGATCGTCGGGCTAAACCACCTTCTAAATTTCTACATAAATCTGAGTGAATATTTGGATTTTCTAGTTGGCTGCCTGTCCCGAATAAAAGCATATTTGTGGGTACAGTACCTACTCCATCTATATAGCGTGGGCTATCGGAAGAGTGTTTAATAAGTTTTTGCTTAAGTTGTCCTACATCGTATGTCTTAATCATGTCCTGCATGACTTCAGCGTTAGATCCATCTACTGCAAAGTACTCGTCTACGATAAAATTTAAACTACCGTAAGGGACTCTTACAAGCGCGGATCTACATTGTTTAAACGCAGGGCTCGTACTTTCTTCAAACCAGCAATAGGGTCTACCTAATGCTTCGATAGACTTACGTACATATTTTTCTTCTTCTGATGGTGGTGTTCCGTTAGCTGTCGCTTTACGGCTGACTTCCGCAGCTATTAAAGCTTCTCGCTTAGCTAACCAATTAGTATGGAATACGTCGACTAAAGGCTTGAGTATTACATCTTCAAATTCCCCTGTAAGTACTCCTTTGCCTTGGCCAGATGGGAGTAAACCCATTGCAAAGATGTTAAGCGGTACTGGCCTATTGCCAGGCAATACTACAGAGTTTCGCATAGTAGTAGCAACTAAGCCTAAGTAGAACGCGGTTATAACCCGTATAAAATGGTAATCTTTACTATTAGCCCGGGTAGCTAAATACTTAGTAAGATCCTCAGTACCTTGATGGTACCGCATAGATTCGAAATTAAAATTATGGGCCATGTTTAGTTATCCTTAAATATATGTAAATCACAGTGGTTAAATTTAGCGGGATCTAATCCCCCATACGTTAACTGTATGTTTTGTATATGATGAGTATTGTCTTCCTCAAGAAATCCGTACTTAACTAAGGAGTCGTTAGTAAACTTCATGACTATGGCAGTCATGTTATCTAGATCTCTTTTAGTTTTATCGGGAGCGTAATACACGTAAAGCAGTTTTACTTTACCCCGGTAAGGTACAGGAGGGGGAGATCCCAGTATGGGACCTAATAAAGCATGATACCGTTGCTTCATACTATTTTGGCTCATTCTGTTAGCCATGTTAGTAAAGAAGTTTAAGGTAGCCTGTAAAGATTTACTTCTAGGCCTAGGTAGGGTTACCGGGAGACCTTTGAAAGACCACAAATGATCCTCGGCTAAGTATACGATATCATGCTTACTCATGGTACTAGATTTCACAAATAGAGAGGTTCATCTTTTCTTGATTAAGAGCGTCCCTTTCTTCTGTGTACTCTATGTACTCATTTAAGATAGTAGTTATTCCTTTAAGCATTTTATCGTTTACTTTGAACTTTTTAAGTTCGTCCCAAGTAAAAGACTTATCAATCTTAAGAGTGATCTTAGAATCAAAATCCTTGGTAACAAAGCTGTAGAGAAAAGATAGTGTATAGTTATCTACTTTCCACTCGCAACGTCTAATAGGGCTAGTTATAGTACCGTATTGGGTGCTGTAAGCTTGTAGATTTTCAGGCAATACTACTTCAGGTTTCTGCTTAAAAGCTTCTTCTTTAGCGTGGTAAGCTAATAGAATAGCTTTGTGACTATCCATATACTTTGCGAATAGTTCAGCTGCGTAAGCAAGTTCATCCTTACTGGGCGTCTGCCGATTGAATCTAATTCCTGCCACACTTACAAAAGGTCTTCCGCATTCGCATCGGATCTCTAGTAAATTTGACTGATTGACCGCTACGTGGTGGTCAGGTAAGCCTACTTTGTCTAGGACAGGTTGGCATTGTTTTCTTAGTAATAAAGACATAATAAATCTCCAAGGTGGTTTAAGTTGGTTAAAGGTACTTCTAGAAAAAAATAAGAAACTAGCAATTGAGTCCGAACTGTTCTTAGCTCACCGGTAGTAGGGAGCACTAGCTAATAGTCGAATGCCCATAGTGACTAACTAAAGGTCGGAGTAATGCGGCTCCTGGGCGGCTATTAAACCCATACGGGTTGTAGGTGGGACCCCGATGGAGTCCATAGATCTATAATAGGTTTGCCTTCGTCATCGAGTTTAAGCTGGTGCATGTTTGCAAATCGCATATTAATAAGCGCTTCTTTATCACTTAGTCCCTTAGACGCAAAGGCCTTGAGTACTCCTTCCCAGTTCTGGGTCGGAGTGTATACAGGCTTAACAAATTCCTCTGCTTTCTTGGGGCCAATGCCAGGCACTCCTCCAAAGCCATCTACAGGATCTCCTGTAATAGCTTGGAAGAAGGCAAAGTAATTAGCAAAGCTAGCAGGGATGTCTTCCCATTTTTGTCTCTTATCATATCTCCAGTTCTTACCACAATGCTGTTTATACACATCTTTATCATTAGAAGATAAAACCCATTCTGGGTTCATTTTCTTATGTAATAGGACAGCTTCATCTGCTTCCCACTTATCGTGGATATAGGCATTCGGCTGGTCTAGTAGAGCCCGTAAGGTGTAGTGGTATCCCGTAGGTAACGGTGCATTTTTCCTATTGGATTTATATGTACTACCTAGGCTACTTCTAAACTGTGTCTGCATAGGTTTTCCCATGAACTCTTCGAATAATTCCTTATTCTTAGAGCTAGCTGAGAAATGTAAATGTAAAACATCTACTCCCATCTGGGTTCGGAGTTTACGTAAAAAAGTCTCTACAGCAGTGTAAATGAACTCCGGAGGTGTATCCATGTTACCTGGATTTTCTGGCGCCATTAAATCTGCCTTACTGTAATACCAACCTAAATTAAACATAATAGAGTCTGCGTCAACTATACCTACCTTAGGTACAGTATCTGCAGGTTGTTCTAGTTTAAATTCAAACTGATCTTCTGTAGAGCTCATGCTTCTGGTTCAGTTGTGCCTTCAGAGTCGTCAGCTTCTTTAAGTGCTTTGTCAATAGCTTCTTGCTCTGCAGCAAGATCAGCTGTGTGTCTTTCAATAGCAACTTTAAAAGCTTGAGCCTCGTCTGACATAGGATGACCAAATTTAGATCTAGCAATTTCTAAGCACATTTGTAGCTGCAGAGAAAACTGTTCTTGAATCTGACCCATAGCTCTATTCGTGTTATTAAACACCTGAGCTAATTGTTCCTCTAAGGAAAAGATAGCTTCTACTACTTCGGTTTCACCGACCATAGCTTCTGATTCTTGTACTGGTTTCTTTTTGGGCATGGTTTACTCCTGTTGTGTTAAGGCCGTCAAATGACTAGCAGCAAATTTTAACCAATCTGCTATGACCTAAATTGGCCCTAGTTAAAGGGGTTCTCTCGTGCTTTATGGCGTAGGTGCAGTTCTAGTCTGGCTAGAGCATTCCAAGCTACCATAGCTATATGTTCTAGCTGACTATCTTCATCGACATCTGCCGATTCTGCACCTTCAGCAAGGTGGTGTCTAAGCATAGCACTGGTATACCTACTAAAGGCGCCAGGCACACTTACCCATCCGTGATCCGAGTACTTCCCAGCACCAAACGTGGCAACGTCCCCTACGGCTAATAAAGCTCGTGGAAAGCCTTCGGTGATTAGATGCATGCGTGGTTTGCCTGCATCGTCCTTAACTCCTGGTTTATGTAAATCTTTTTCTACTGGTTCTACTGGCATTTTGAATCTCCACAAGATAGGCAAGTACTACACCCATCCATAATAACTGCAGCTTTAGTAGAGCACTTAGGGCATACCGTAGCATTTGCTGGGTACCCTGTTTCTACACTTTCCTGCTTAGAATCTATATATTCTTGTTGGTGTTTATCCAAAACAGGCTTCTGCATCAATCCAATGGCTTGCATATGGGTTTCTATGGTCAAACCTATCTCAGCTACTAGTGAGGGCATAAAAAGCCCACCACGCTTGAAATAACCGCCTTTAGGGTCGAATACTGCACGTAGTTCCTCTACTAAGAAGGTAATATCTCCTCCTTTACGGAATACGGCTGAGATTACTCGAGTAAGCGCTACAACCCATTGAAAATTGTCCATATTTTTTGAGTTAATAAATATCTCAAAAGGTCGACGTTCTTCCTGGGCTGTACCTTGGTTTAAAATGATATCGTTAATAGTGATGTACATAGAATGTTCTTGTACCGGGGTTTTAACCTTGTAGGTCATACCCACTAGGGACTCCGGCCGAGGTACTAATTCATGCATCTCTACTGTATTAGAAGATTTTTCTTCTTTTGGTTTAATTCTAAATCCTGTTATTTTCATTATAGTTTTCCGTAGTAGCCTTCTTTGAGGGCATCAAATAAGTTAGCAGCTGTGTGTGTTTCTCCATCGTATTCAATTTCTTCGTTACCTTTAAAATCGATGACTGAGCCATCTTCGAAAGTAAACTCATAAACAGTATTTTCTAAATCGACTTCTTTAACCAATACGCCTTGGAAGGCTTCTGGATTAAAACGGAATGTAGTACAGCCTTTTAAGCCTTTTTCGTAGGCGTACATGTAGATGTCTTTAAAGTCTTCATACGGGTAATCCGTGGGTACGTTAGCTGTCTTAGAGATACTGGAATCAATCCACTTCTGAGCAGCTGCTTGAATATCGATATGCTGTTTAGGAGTTACTTGATCTGCTGTAATACAATTGGCCGGCAAGTCTTCAGGCATAGCATCTGGGTTAATTAACTCACGATAAGCGAGTAACTCATACGAGAATACATTTACTTTTTCTTTGGTTTTCTTACCTTGCTTAATAACGTTACGTGAATAGTGATGAGCAAAGCTTGGTTCAATACCATTACTAGCATTGTTAGCTAAGGATAGTGAGATAGTGCCGGTAGGGGCAATTGAGGTGTGATGGGTAAATCGAGCACCATATTTACTTAAGTTGTTTATTAACATTGGATCTACTTCTGCAAGCTGTTGCATATATCTACTATACTTTGTATGTAAATAAGCTCCTGTTAATTCATCACCTATATCCCATTCATCATCTACCATTTCAGGGCGTTTAAGTAACATTTCTTTAGTCACGATAAATGTCTCTTGCATAATCGGGGCACAACCTTTTTCTTTGGCAAGGGCTAAGGCTTCTTGCCATCCTATGTGTGCCATGGTTTTAGCCACATTCTCTGTAAAACGTATAGAATCCCCATCTCCGTATGTGTATCCCATCATAGCAATAGCAGAGCCTAGGCCTAAGAAGCCCATACCATGCCTACGCTTACGTAGGATCTCCTCACGTTGTTCAGGTAAAGGTAGATTATTAAGTTCTACCACGTTATCGAGCATACGAGTAAAGATACGAATAACTTTCTCATACTTAGCTCGATCAAATCTAGCTGCATCGGTAAAAGGATCTAGTACAAATTTAGTAAGATTAACTGATCCAAGTAAACAACTACCATGAGGAGGTAACGGTTGTTCACCACATGGATTGGTAGCTCGGATATCTTCACAGAACCAGTTATTGTTCATCTCGTTAACTTTATCTATGAGAATGAACCCGGGTTCGGCATAGTCATACGTAGCTGCCATGATTAGATTCCATAAGTTTCTCGCGGGCATAGACGAATGAAGAGTATTTGCATTAAGTTGACTAGTTAAAGGAAAATAGAAGTGCCATTCCTTATTTTCTTTAACTGCCTCAATAAATTCAGAAGTAATTAATAAAGATAGATTGAACTGACGTAATCTGCCGTCTTCTCGCTTAGCTTTAATAAATTCAACAACATCTGGATGACGTATATCAAAAGTAGCCATTTGAGCACCTCTACGTCCACCAGCTGATGAGACTGTAAAACAAGTCTTATCAAAGATATCCATGAAGGATAACGGTCCAGAAGTTTGTGCTCCTGCTCCAGCTACGTAAGCTCCTTTAGGTCTAAGGGTAGAAAACTCGTAACCAATACCACAGCCAGCTTTAAGAGTCATACCGGCTTCTTTGTTCATATCTAGTATGCCGTCCATTGAATCAGGGATGGTTCCAGATACAGTACAGTTAATAAGTGAAGCTGAGGGTTTATGGTTTCCAGCGCCTGCATTAGATAGGATTCTACCTGCGGGTAAGGCTCCATTCTCTAAAGCCCATAAAAATTGTTCGTACCAATAATTTTGCTCATCTAATGTCGGTTCTACTTTAGATAATGCTCCTGCAACTCGCACAAAAGTATGTTTAATATTTTTGTCTACTGGATCTCCATTAGCGGCTTTAAGTTGATACTTGGTTGCCCAAATCTCTTGGGAAGTAGGTTGTAGTGCAATTTGTTTGGTCATATGATCTCCTAATAAGAAAGGTAACCCTCTTTTGTTTCGTTTGTTCTCGCGGAAAAGTACAGGTACAAGTAGATGGGTAAGTGGACTACTGCTATTCGGTTATTTAGTTCCTTTTATCTCTGCTGTGGTTTCAATCCACACTTTGGCTCCGCAAGATAAAGGTTTATCGGGCGAGTATACTACCTTAGAAGGACCTAAGATTTCTACCTCATTAAAATATGTATTGGATTTATATGTCTTGACGGTAATAGTAGGATCTCGTTTACCTGTCTTTGCATTATTTTTAATAACGTACTGGTTTACATGTATTCGTTTTATCATTAGATAGTCCTATGGTTGAAACTCTTCATATACATATATTTTTCCAGTAAGTGGATGGAGACATTGCTGTAAGCCTCTGAGAATAGAAGGTTCATGAGAATCTTCACGTTCTTGTTCAATATTTTCCTTATGAATAAATCCCATCACAGGTCTTTCGCCATTACTATCCTTACCAGCGTAGTAGGTAACCATATCAGATTTGTAAACTTTAGCCGTATCATCTGAGAACACTACAACGGTAGCCTTTCCATCAAAATCAGGTAGTGAAGTATCCTGATGATACAAAAATTCGTAAATATTGGTAGGACGATCAATTTTCATTTAAACCTCCGAGTATTCATTAAGGCGTACTATAGATTTATCAGGAAGTACAGCTCCTAGGTATCTTGGTTGCTGGTAGTTACCATCCTTGACAGACTCGTATCCAAATTTGATTAAGATACCGTTTAGAGAATCTGGATCTAGCACCCACTCTCGGCTATTTAGCCCAGTACCTGCTGAAAATACGAAGCCATCTTCATCCCTAACAAGTAGGGAGCCGATAGTTCCAGCTCGATCCTCTTCGCCTGGTTTAGTGCCTACAATAGTGGCGTAACCAGTAGGTGTATCTTTAAGTTTAATACGTAGGTTAGACCGCCCTTTGTCTTTAATTACATGTGTAGGATGCGTTAGAATTAATCCTTCATATCCTTCAGCTAAGGCAGTATGTAAGTCTTTTTTTCCTTGTTCTATCGTTACGCTAGACGTCTGCAGTACTAACATAAAACTAAGATTATAAGACAGCTGCATAAGCATGGCGTATCGAGCAGAGAATGGATCTTGACGTACATCCTCATTATCAAAGGATAGAATATCAAAAACATAGAAATGCTCTTTAGGATGGCCTAAACTAAGGATGCCTTTAGCAAACTCTGTGCGGTATGTGGTAATTCTAGAGGATAATCCCCGATCGTTTAACATTCCGTTAGAGAAGCCAGTAAATTCAGCTTCTACGTGAAAGCTATAAGGTGCAGACTTCTTAAGGAAATCCGCTAAGGTAGTATTATAAAATGGGTGACCATTACTAGACCACATTTTAACTTCTTTGGTTTTAGCGTCAAAAGCAATTTGCACACATTGCCCATCTCGTTTAATAGACTTGTAGTAGCCATCAGTTAAGAGGGCTTTAGGTGTAATTTTTTCTAAGGCTTTGCCTTTGTATTGAGATATAAATTCCATGGGTTCTCCGTTACTAAAAAAAAAGTCCCACATTATTTCTAATGTGGAACCAAGATTTGGTGCCGAAAGTAGGAATCGAACCCACGACCATCTCCTTACAAAGGAGCTGCTCTACCTACTGAGCTATTTCGGCTTATTTAGTTAATGCTTGTTTAATACATTCTTGTATTTCTTGTTCTGTAGCGCTATTAGGAACAGTAAAAGAATCTGCCCAAGTAGGGTAGAAAATATCTAGTTCTGCTTCTAATCCCACATCCGGATGCTGGATATGTGGGTCGGTCTGCATACACATGCATTCAATTAAGTTATCGTTAACCCACTTAACACATTCTAGATCCGAAGGCCCAAACGTGTAAATAGCATCATGTATAACATTCTGCATATGTACGGTGTACCTATATTTGCTCGCCCATACTCTTCGCATGAAGTCATCTGCAGCTTTGGTATTCATCTGCCCATAGCTTTGGGAGATTGCATTCCCTACAGATCGGCGTTCAGCATCAACTGTAGCCGGGGTGACAGATGTATTAGCTATTGATTTGGCCATAGCTGGTGTATCAATACGTAAGCCAAAAGCTACAGTAACATACCCATCCTTCATCCCTTGATCCAGAATATCGTTAATAGTTTCAAAATACTTTGCATATAGCTTGTGAAACGCGTCTACAAGTCTTTTACTTTTTTCTTCTGAGTAACCTTGGTTATTCATTAGAGTTTTATAGTTCCCGAAGAACTGGAGAGCAAAAGTAGTAGGTTTACTATTTTTTCTATCTGTAACGCCCAGCTTCATTATTAAGTTTATGCACTGAGGATCCTCTGGGTCTGTAATCATGGAGTACCAAGATTCAGTACCGTCCGCATAAGCGTACGTATTAAGTGAATGGGAGTCGAAACCATCTGTGTATACTTTAAGCATATTTGGGTCTTTCGTACGAAGAGCACCAATTCTAGCTTCTAGAGCATTAAAATCCGGTCCAAGCATTACTTTGCCCGGCGGAGCTTTAAAGCACTTTTTAATAGCTTTGCCCCAGTGACTGCCTGAAGGTAGATTCTGCATATTAGGATCATTAGACGAGAGCCTAGCGGATATAGTTCCGCCTTGGTTAATGCTCCCGTGTAGGTAGTAGATACCGTCTTTCTTTCTAATAGATTTAGTAATAAAAGCTTTAACGAATGTACCGTTAATCTTCTGTACTTCTAAGTATTCGCGTACATCCTGTAGGAAGCTTAAAGCTAGTTGAGCATTCTGTCCTGGGACATTTCCGGATTCAATCCACTGTACATGTTTTTGTAGGGTATCGTCAGCTACTGAGGGCTCTCGTGCTTTTAATGTCTTATCGATTATAGGTAAAGCGAAGTACTCATGGAGTATCCATACGATCGCTCTATCTTGTGTAGGTTTAAATTCTAGTTTATCTGCTTTCCATTCCTTAAAATACTCAAGAGTATGCCCCGCTCCCTTTACTGAGTTTTGGTACTTAGCGTGGTCCATAACAGCTCGGTGTTCTACGTACTCTTGTACAGCCGTAGTATTTCGTAATTGAAAGAGTAAAGTCTCTTCCTTTGTATCTAGTTCTGTACGTAGTCTGAGAACCTCAGGCATATCCAAAGGCATACCTGTTAACTCCATAGTTATAAGAGTTCTCTGATTTGTCTGGAAGTGGTTTAAATACAGTTCTTCTTGATTTCTAGATTTAAGAGTAGGATAGTTTTTTTCATATATCCAGTAAGTAGCACAACAGTCTTTTAAGTTATATTCGAGAACTACATCCAATGGGTGTTTACGAATATCTTTAACGTCTATTGCGTAGCGGCCGGTGTACTCTAAAGCTAAATGCTTTAGATTTAAAATATTTCCAGCTGCTGAATTTGTAGCTAAATAGGCTATATCTTTGGTACAGTATGCGTTAGTAGTAAGTAGCTCTACCCCGTCTACCATAGCTTTGTAGTCAAGAAGATCATTCTTCATGAAGACGTTGGCTACTAGGTGTTTAACGTCGTAGGCTATACCGTGGTAATACGTGATACCTCCTCGTTTACTATATTCTTCTAGGAAGTCCTTAACTAGGGATCTTATCTCCCAATTTGGTTTAGGTTCTTGGAAGTCCTCTCGATAGTCGACGCCGAAAGCTATACCGCTATCTATACTATAAGCAAAGCCAATAGTGGCTACGCCTGCGTCGTCTAAGCGTAAACCGAAGCCTTCTATATCTACAGCTAAAGCCGGGTAGTCTAATAACTTATCTAGTTCCCTTTTGATATCTACAGAAGTATGGGGATATATGGGGTTTTTGAGAATATCTTTTTCCCTATACTTCCCCTTATATGATTCAACGAGTGCATCAAGGCTTAAATTAACCCTCTCAGCAGCTTTATCGTTGAATTGATACGTTGTGTAGAGTAGGGCTTTAAAGAGCCTCTGAGGGCCCATAACGTTGGGTAGAAGTACTCCTGAGAGGTTAGCTAAGTTCTGTAGCTTAGCTAGTTTCTTAAGGTATGGGGTATCCGCTACCAAAACATGCTGACAACCACAGGTATCCATGAATTCTTGTAGGAGGGGTACCGATTGCTTCATAGTAGCTGCAGAACATTTCTTATAGTCCGTATAAGGTAAGCCTATAACAATAATATCCTCTATGCGTATCCCCCGGGATACTAGAGGATCTACATAGTATTCTTTGATCTTTTTGTATTGGCCACCCACAAGGTAGCTCTTTATAAGTATAGCTACCGAGTATTGAGTATTAGGCGCATACGTTATATTTTCCATTTAAGATTCCATAAATTTTGTAGCATCTTCAGTTGTAACTTCTGTACCATAAGAAAAAGTTAAGCCAAGTTTCCCATAGGGATCATATCGAGTCATACCCTCATCGAGGGCTCGTAATTCAATATTTAGAACTTTCTTTGGGTCTAGATCTTCTATATCTGCATAAGTTATGTAGTTAAAAGGATTGCTTTGTATTATCTTCCAGGTAGGAGCATCTGGAGCAAATCGAACAGAATACCCAAAGGCTTGGATTGCCCATTCTTTAGCCAGCTCCTGATGTAACCACATGTTCCATCCTTTACTAGAAAGAATGTGCAATTTCAGATACACGGACTTATCTGCCTTGGTTACTCGCCAGTAACTAATATTTTTTGGGTATTGCATATTATCTCCTTTATTCTATACGTACAAATAGTTTAATTCTATGTCGGCTTTCTGCTACATGTTTAGCCCGACGGAATGTTTCTTGATCCCATTTTTTAAGCGCCAGAAGATTAACTAAGTCTAAGAATACGTAATCCCAAGTTCCTCCCTGAGCTCCGTGAATAGTCTTAGCCTGCGTAGAAGCTACTAAAGAAGGGTAAACTTCCTCTGGGCGACGTTTATGTTTTTTGCTGGCTAAGAATTCATAGTGTGCATAAGATGTGCCTACATATGATCTTCGATGGGCAGATTTTCTGCCATTAGAAAAGGGGATATACACATCTCCGTTAGTATCTCTTCTAAGAGGTATATTACTTTTTTTAGTTATAAAGGAAGATCCTGCTCTAAGTGCTTGTGTAGGGCCGGCTAAGTCAAAGTATCCTGGGCGCCCCATGGCTTGTCTTATCATACCTACTAGCTCAAATACTCGTTTATTAGTGTGCGCTAAAGTTATACAAGATTGTGCTTTAGGTGAGGTATATGCTTTCTTAATAGTATCTTCCCACTCTGGAGTTTTAAGGTACACCACACTAGAGTTTTGTATATAAGAGGGTTCTGCTTGATTAATAACATCATTCTCTGAGTTGTCGTACACTTCTTGGACTTCAGCATTTCCTGCTCGATAAGAAGTATTTAAGAAAAAATTATCCCAACCTTGAGTAAATATTTTAGAGGGACCACTGCTTGTGCCTAATTGATTCTCACTCCCTATAAAGATTATGCGAATCTTAGGAAACCACTTAGTTATTAAAGTTAAAGTCTCTTGCGAGATGAAATTAGATTCATCACATACAAATATGTGATCTGTAGTGTAATCCATCTCTAAATGAGTTGGGTTATATGCTGCAGGTTTTGTGTATTTACCACTACGTTTATGGATGATCCCTTTAGAAGGGACTAAGCCCAATTGGGAATATATAGTTGTGAGGTCATACATAGTTAAATGTTTGCTTAGTACGCCTAAACATTCATGTGTTGTGCCGGTTACTATAAGTTCAGGAACATCCGCTAAGATATTTAATTTTGTATAGGATTCGTAAGTAGCGTAGAGTTCTTTAATTAAGTGAGTCTTACCCGCCCCGGGTCCTCCAGTAACAGTACAGTGTTGTGAAGCATTAGGATCCAAAGTCCACGCTATTAGCCCAGATATAATGTCGTCAGGGCCGCCAGTAATTTTTGTATTTGGATTGTTAGATAATTTTGCTTTCATGTAGTCTATTTCCTTATTATTTCTGCAAGGACGTAGCAAGCATCTGTAAGATAATTCTTGCAGATTCTTTACCCTGAGAGAGTGCGGCCATTATGGTATCAAAACGCTCTAACTGCTCGGGAGCGTAAGTTAAGTTAAATCGTTCTATCCTTATAGGAGTATCTGCTTTTGCTGTACGGTTTGAATGCCGACCAGTAGGGGATATATGAGTTAATATAATCCCTAGTGTACGTTGGGAGTGAGGCCATATAGTAACTGTACTTTGATTATGCGGTATGGGTCTACCTTTAGAACAATATTCGCATATATCCTTAACTACTACCCACGGGCAAATAGCACCGTCGTAGTACTCTCCTACTTTAGAGTCAGTCATTTATCTTCTCGCTATTGATGTGTAAAACAACCCCATAATCACAAGTGAAAGTAGGGTTGTCTACTATTAACCATATGACTTTATACCCTGGATTTTCTGTGTCAGGAATATAACCATCGGTAGCTACGATAAGTAATTTAGGAATACATTTATTATCCTCTAAATGTTTATATACTATATCTACGTAGGTTCCTCCGTATCCGTTAAGTTGTAAGTCAGCTATCTCATCTCGCCTACGTAAATGCCATTCATCTACAATTTTGTCGTCAAAAGTAATTAGGTGAAATTTATCGACGTATCGAGTAAGTATGTCGTGAGCTATAGAAGCTATTTTGTTTAGAGCCTCTTGTCCTACAGAACCAGAAACATCCATAGCCATAGTAGCCTCAAATTGTTGTTTCTTGACTCTAGAGGGTAAGTACACTTGACTAGCCATGCGTCGATTTGGCCGTGCCCAAGTAGGCATATCAGATTTAAGCTTAGTAGCCGCCTCTTGGAGGTACCTGTACCACGGGATATCATCTCCACGGAGAAGATCTATCTGTCTAGCAGCTGCTTTAGAGGCTGCAGTCGAGTAACCCTCAGCCTCTGCTTGAATAGCCGCCTGTAGGATCGCTGAATCAATATCTGCTTCCTCTTCTTTAGTAGGCGCCGGGATACCCGAACCGGGGTTCGGGGTATCTCCGTCATCAGGTTGATCTCCTGCTTGACATTGTACTTCTGGATGCCCTAAATCTTTCTGCCCGTCCTCGGGACTGAGCAGTTTATAGATTTCGAACATATCCATTCCTAGATACTGTTCTCCGTTAGGTACTAACCCTACAATAACCGCATTTTGTCCAAGCTCAATTTGCTGGGAAGCTATAGATAGATCAGCCGCTACATTCATACGCATGTGATCAATATTAGGTAAGTTCCTAATACGTACCAGATGTTTACTAATAATATGTAGTACCTCATGGGTTAGTGTATTAAGCCTGTCTTCCCTATCGCTGGCCATCCATGCAGGAGTGAAATATATTTTCACCCCATCGGTATACCCCGGTACTTCAGGCATTTCTTCGATAGTAGGTCCTGGTTGAATACGCACTCGAGCAGCTACGTTATATAAATACCGGTCGGCTTTATATAGCTCTAGTAAGGCTACGCCAAGATATTCCTTAAATTGGGGATCCATTACTTTACTCCTGAGATGATGCTAAGCAGCTTTTCTCCTTCGGCCACAAATTTCATAAAAGCAGGGCTTTGAATTAAGCCTGATAACTTAGCTGGTGGAAGGTTAGTCAAGCTCATGAAATTAACTGCTTTATGGTTATCCTGCATACGAGCCATTACTTGGAGTACCTTTTCGATATTAGAGGCCTCAGCATGAGATACCAAGGATTGCCCTAACAAGAACATCGATCCAGGACGTAAAGCATCAATATCAAAGCCTTCAGGATCGGCCAATATATCGGCCAAAGGGGGTAGGTCTGTAGCTTCAGCGAAGTCTAGAAGAGCTAAACCGGCCTTTGTTCCTAGGAATTGTACTGGAGCGCCTTTAGTTAATAATGAATCACTAGTAAATAGATCACCATCCATAAAAGCATGTAGTCGAGCATGTGTACGTGGTGTGGCAAAAGCATCCTCATTTGATTCTGGGTCATAGGTGCTAAGCATCTGTGGATTATCTGCGATAAATGCACGTTGGACGGGAGAGATACCTTTGTTAGTAGCCCAACCGATCCATTCTTTATGGCAGAGGTTAACCATGACATGCATCATTCGATTAGCCACGGTAGGGATAAGTTCTTCTGTTAGCGCACCTGCAGAACCAGGATTACCAGAAGCTACGAAACGTACATTAGGGTGGATCTTAGAGTTATTAACCATCCGTTCGTTAAGCAATCGGTAGATGGCTTTAAGGGTTGGGGTATCCCCTTCTGGTAATTCATCGATGTAGACTACTACGCTTCGAATATTATCTGGTAAGGGATCGTGCTCTAGTGGAACTAATGTAGGATCATTAGTAATAGTTCGGCCACCCTCTAAGGAAGGAATACCCGTAAAATCTAAGGGATCTCTAGAGCCTAAGGATAGGGTAATCTGCATGCAGTTAGGAATAGAAGCTACAAGATCTTCAATCATCTCTGTTTTACCGATTCCACTAGGGCCCCAGATCATGGGTATATTATTTGTTTTAAAGCAACGTTTAATAATTTCTTTAGTTTGACCTAAAGTACGATTAATAGACTTTGCATACAAGGGGGATATGTCAGACATTTAAGTATTCTCCGAATTATGAGTTTGTCGTGGTTTACGACGTTGGGTTTTCTCCTCTACGAGGGGTAACTTTGGTAATTTAGGCTTACGTGGTTTAACTAATTTAGAACCAGATAAGAGTTCATTATTTTCATCTAAGTCCTGTGGACGTAGTTTCGACATTGTAATACTCCGTAAATAGTAAAGCTCACCAACAGAGCACTCGTATAAGCACGAGCGGAGCGAGCAAGAAAAAAAAAAAGAAAAAAAAAACAAAAATCATCACAACAGAGAAAAAAAAAAAACC